ACCAAAAAGAAGAAAGGAAAAAAAAAAAATAATTAACAGAAAGGTTAAAAGAAGAAAAATAAAAAAGATTAAAGGAAAAAAAAAGAAAAAACCGGTTTCTGAAAGCGAAGAGGAAGAAGAAGATGAAATTTCTGATTCAGACTATAATCCAAATGATTTTGAAGATGAGGAAGAAGATGAAGAAGATGAAGTATATGACGAATATCTAGAACAATTAATGAATGAAAATCCCGAAATGGATACACCGATGATGGGTCAAGGTAGTGACAACATGAAATTTAATATTATATTTACAGTAGGAAACCCAGGAGATATGTATGGCGAGGAAGAGGAAGAGGAAGAAGATAGTGAAGCAGAGTATAATAGTCAGGAAGATGGTCCTGAAATTGAAGAAGTTGAACAGGAAGAGGAAGAAGTTGAAGAAGAAGAAGAAGAAGTTGAAGAGGAAGAGCAAGAGGAAGAAAAGGAAAAAGCTAAAGATACAAAAAAAAGACAGAGCAAACGTTTAAAGGCAATTAAAAAGAAAAAGTGTTCTCAAGTTACTGATGAAGAATGGTTAGAATTAGCTACAGAACAAGAACAAGAAATGAAAACAAATGGAACATATTATTCAACAAAATATAAAGTGAAAGACAAGGTTCAAATGAAACTACCAGGATGGGATGGTCTTAAAGACGGAATTATAAAAAAAATTCATAGAAATAAAAAACCTAAACTTGTAAAATATGATATTAAACTTAAAACAAAATACAAAGGAAAAACATTTTGGAAAAAGATTCCTTCAAGAAGAATTAAACCCAGTGAAGAAAATGAAGAAAAAGAGCTTTTGAATGAACTTAAAAGACTGATTGATACCAAAAGTGGAAAGAGTAAAAAGGCTATGGAAAAACAATTTGAAAAGCTTACAAAAGCTCAAGAAAAGAAAGATAAAGAAAAAGAAAAAACCCTTCAGGAAAAGAAAAAACAAAAAAATTTAACAAAATTAAGAAAGCTATTACGTGAAAAGAATATGATGAATGATTACAAATTCTTTAAGGGGTTAGATTTAGATGTTCAAATGAAAATTATTACAAAATTGCAAGAAATTAATAAATTTACAAATATTGAAAAACCATATAAGATTAAATTAATTGAAGCAAATATTCCTGTTGAATATAAGGCACGCGCTCTTGCTAAAATCAACTCACTTGAATATATGGACCCAGGTTCGGGAGAATACTATAAAATCAAAACTTATGTTGATAATTTTATGAGAATTCCTTTTGGTATCCATAAAACTCTACCGATTACTATTGATAATGGAAAACAAGCTACCGAAGCTTTTATGGAAAAAGCTAAGAAAATTCTAGACGAAGCCGTTTATGGATTGGAAGACGCAAAAATGCAAATTCTACAATTAGTTGGACAATGGATTGCGAACCCAAATTCATTAGGTAATGCTATTGCTATCAAAGGTCCTCCTGGAACTGGTAAAACAACTCTTATAAAGGAAGGCGTTAGTAAAATTTTAGGAAGACCGTTCGCATTCTTAGCATTAGGAGGTGCTACAGATAGTAGTTTCCTGGAAGGTCATTCATATACATATGAAGGTTCAACATGGGGGAAGATTGTTGATATATTATTGAATAGTAAGTGTATGAATCCTGTATTTTATTTCGATGAATTAGATAAAATCAGTAAAACACCAAAAGGAAAAGAAATTACTGGGATTTTAACTCATTTAACTGATACTACTCAAAATGATAAGTATCACGATAAATATTTCGCAGATGTTGAATTTAATCTTAATAAAGCAATGTTTATCTTTAGTTATAATGATGAAAATATGGTGGATCCAATTTTGAAGGATAGAATGTATCGTATTAAAACAGATGGTTATGACAAAACAGATAAATGTGTTATTTCTCACAAATATCTTATTCCAAAAATAGAAAAAAATATTAATTTCGAAAAAGACAAAATCATTATTCCAGATGAAACAATTAAATACATTTGTGATAATCTAACAGAAGGAGAAAAAGGTGTTAGAAATCTTAAGAGATGCTTGGAGATTATTTATAGCAAGCTTAATTTATATAGATTAATGAAGGACGGATGTAGTCTATTTAATAAAGAGGAGTCACTTAAGGTAGAATTTCCATTTACTGTAACTAAAAAAGTTGTAGATAAACTTATTAAAAAATCAAAAGAAGGCAGCGATGTGTTAAGTAGTATGTATATTTAAAACATCTGTAAAATAGTCCTAACAATATTCTTATAAAATGGTCGAAATCCATTAAAATTTTTTTTTATATCATTATAACTATACCATTTTATCATATCCTTTTCGTATAACCCTTTTTTACATAACAAATGAGGTTTATTTTCTTTAATATATAAAAATTTTTTGCGAAATTTTTTAGGCAAACCTTTGTTATAATCAATTAATACAACATAAGTTCTATAACCATTAATTGTTATTTCTTGTAAGCTATTTTCCATTAAATTTTTGATATTATTTTTTGAACCTATAATTTTGTCCGATTCTTCGTATCCTTCTCTTAATGCCGTTTGAAAGAAGGTTTCATTTTTTTCTTTAGAACCTCCAAAATCGCTCCATAATCCTCCATCATCTTTGCTATTAATATATTCACGACTAAAAAGAAAATATAGGTTTCCTTTGTGAATTGCTACTGGTAAAATACCACCTCCCATATATAATAAGTAAATACATTAATTATTATATTTAAATTTCAGCTAACACTTCAGCAAGGTGGTATCCTATTTTTAATGGTTCGTCTTGTAATGTTTTATTATTTCGCAAAGGATGTTTTAAAGCACCTTCTACTGTAATACCTCCTGTAAAGTCGTCTAAAGTATCGTTTACTGTTTTCATATATATGTCGTCGTAAAAATTCTTTAATTGAAAATGCTTGTTTTTCTTATTTAATTTTTTATTAATTTTATCGTGTAAGGGGTGTTTATCTGTTAAACGAGCGACAAGAAAATGTTTTTTACATCCTTCATCTCCGTGTAAATCAAATACTAAATCATAACCGTACTTATTCAATTGATTTTTTATAACATTTATTTCTTTTGTTTTATTGTTAAACCAATTCCTATTCATATTATATCCTTGACTTGTGGTATACCAGTTTCCTTTTATATTTCCATCTGGGTTTGCGTTTGGAATAATAAAAAATGTGTATTTATTTAACAACATTTTTCTCTCCATAATTCTTTTTACAAAACCTTCTAATATCCATGAATTAATAGTTTCACCCGGATGTTGTCCACTTACGAGCCATACTTTTGTTTTACCTTTTCCTACCTTTTTCATATAAATCTCATTGCCTTTTACACTTTTTCCTATAACTTTCATATTTTTCAATAATTTTTTACTTTTACTATATGGATATGGAACATAATAAGCAAACCAAATTGTGCTTTTTTTTGGATTTATTTTCCACGTCATCTTGAGTTTTTTCAAATCTACTCTTGTAGGAAGGCGTTTCCATATTTTATTATCATAAGAATAACATACTGTATAACCCTTCCAATCGTCATCGAAATTCTTTAAATCGTGTATAGTAAATTTAGTTTTATGATTTACATTTTTAGCCTTAAAATAAAACCAATTTCTATATTTATTTTTTTGTATTTTCTTATATTTCTCTCCACGTATTTCTAAATGGACATGATTATTTACAGTTGGTGTATATTGAACAATATTACCACTTTCAAAGTCCGCACTAATTATTATTTCTTTACTTCTTCTTGTTTTATTTTTTCTCTTATGTTTATTTTTTTTTAAAGTTTTGGGCATATATAAATTGGAGAGAAATTTATATATGCTTGACTAGTTTTTATCACCAGAAATAGCCGCTGCTTTAAGTCTAGCCAATCTTCCCATAGAACCTAAATTAGATTCCAAGTGAGATTGTGATTTTGTTATATATCCATTGGACCATGCCGAACCTTTTTTGAAAATATTACCATTGCTAACTGTTGTATCTTTAATATCATCTTTTAAATTTAATACTTTTCTCTTAGCAACATCTAAATAAAAGTAACTATCTTGAACCGTATTTTGATTAGGAACAAAAGTAGGAACTTCTTTTCCGTTTTCCACCATTTTAATAACTTTTTCTCTATTTGGCCTTGGAGGAACATTTCTAGGTTGTGCTATTGTAAGATTTGTAGCACAAGAATTAGTATTATTTACCACACAAGCTTTACATTTTTTTGCTCTTCTGTATCGAAACATATACATTAATTATACATTTTATTTAAATGAGCATCATATAATTGTTCTATTTGAATACTAAAAGAAAAATCATTATTATTTAAATCAACCACTCTGCCCAATTCATCTAAAAGTTGTATTTTTATTTTTTTAATATTTACAGGTCCAAAATAATTTCGCCGTGATTGATAAAATATATCATCAAAATTAATACTATTTGGATTATTAGGAACCTTTGCTATAGCTGTTTCATTATTGAATATTGATTCGGTAAATGGAGAACTTAATGTGTTACTATAATTTTTATTAAAATCATCAATACACAATATAAAATATCTAGATCCTAAATTATCATAAACTGCTTCAGGGTTATAGCCTTGGTCTAATTTGTAATTTACACTAGAAGCATCAGTATAATCCTCATCCAAGTTATAATATTGTTGTCTATATCCTAAAATCCATCCCATATTCAGTTGTATAGGCCTAGTTTTATCTGCGTTTAATCTAAAATCTAAATTAAAATGTCTTTTTATCTTATCATCATCGGGCATACCCCCATTATCTCTGTCCCGTAAATCTCTAAAAAATCTAAATTTTCTTGAAATTCCATCATATTTGCAACCAATTCTAGCTAGTTCTCCCTGATTTTTACTGAATACATTAGCATTGAGATAATCTTCTAATATTGGCCCAGTGTAAATACCCTCTTTAATTTTTATAACTTTTGTCTCTCTTAAAGCATTGGTATTTGGAGTTGTATTATTTTGTGATAAATCAAAAAGTTCCACTGTAAATTCATTTGTTCCATAACTACTACAAAATGTATAATTTGAATTAGGAACTTGAACACTAACAACTGTGATACTTACAACATTTTTAAATTCTTCAGGAAGATCTAATACAAAATCGGTAGCACTCGTTTGATAAAAATTCTTTCGAAATTTGGTATTAATATTTAATAATGTACTAGTTGTATTTTTAGGAAGCGGATTAATTTTATTTGTATGATATTCGTCACTACCATTTTTTTTTATAACGTGGTGTGAATTATTAAATGTAACAGAATGATTCATATCTTGAATAAAATCACTATTTATTAATTTATAACTATTGTCTTTTTTAATAATAACTAATAATTTTTTTTTACATTCAGTTAAAAATTGAGAAATCTCTTTTTTTTGCTCATCATCTATATTTTCAACTTTAATATTATTTAGTAAAGTTTCATGTTTCTCATTTATTAAACTTTCTGTTATCGTTAAACTTTTATCTAAGTTAAAAATATCATAATAATCCTCCTTACTATAATTACTTGTATCCAAATCAAAATTCATATATAATAAATTGTTATATTTTAATTTATACAATATATACATAAACATGGCTAGTTGTTTCAAAAACCCTAATAAAAAAAATTTATCAGCTAAAGATTATACTATAAAGAAAAGAAGAAGTACTTTATTTTGTAATTTAAGAGAGAATGCTTTAAATAATATAGATAGTGGTATTGTACCTTTAGTTACAATAGGCAATAATGAAGCTTGTGTTGATAAAGATGGTATATTTTTTAAATATAAAAACCATAAATCTCAAATTGATATGTTGGCTGCTTTTGAAGATTTCAGGACTGATCTTCAACAAGTTGTTCAAGGACAATTATTTTTAAAACAATTGTGTTCTCCTTATCATATAAGCAGTAATAATACTGGTATTAGTAATAATTATTTTCCAAACAATGAACAATTGGCATTTGGTGATGAACAACACGGACACGTAACTACTTACTTTGGTGCTCTAAATAATACTATAAACTCTAATCATTCTGAGGATAGGTTCAGGAATACATACGCTGAAATTAAGTCGATCACGCCAGACTCTTTAGAAGGTTATCCAAGTGGATTTAAAAATAATAAATTTTTTTTATTAAAGCCACCAGTATGTGATAATAATACTAGACCTCAAATATTAAAAGCAGGTGATGTTCCTGAACCAAATGCAAATATAGTTAATATTTTAATTGAAAATACTGGATTTAATCCTCCAGAACTTCAGGGTATTAATTTACAAATAAATTAATTTTAATAAATACAATTATACTTTATAATATTTTTGTTATAATATATTATAAAATGGCATTAAAACTTGAAGTTACTTTTGATGTAGGTGTTAAGATTGTTGGTGACGCTGACAACTATATACCTATTAAGGATCAAATCGTTATTGTTTGTGAGCCATTTACAAACGGTACATACAATAGTGAGAATATTCCAGATTTTACACAGTTAGCTAATCAACCGGTTGTAAATGGTAATAATACCTATCATGCTACATATACTATTCAAAATACAGTTTTTACTAATGTTTTTGTTTTTAATCCAACTCATGTAGAAGAAGTTAACGGTAAATTAAAATGCACTGTTCCACAAGATATGCATGACGTAATTCGATTTATAAAAAAATATAATTATTTTTACGAACACGTAGATGGTGGTCAAGAACTTAAAAGAAAAGATACACCAAGTGAAATATCAAACTCTACAAAAAAATCTTCTAGTATAGTTAAGAATCCAGTTGTTGGCGATGCAGACGGTGACGGTGTGGGTACAGTAATTGAAACAAATGACGAATTCGCATTTGAAATACAAAGTGGTTCTATTAATTCAACTGGTGATGAAATTACATATAATTTTACATCAACACGTGATTTGACAATATATAAAGAAGTCAACGGAAATTTTGTTTTTAATGGTGAGGGAATCATCAGCACGGTAGAACTGTCCAATCAAGATGTTTCTACTTTATTAAACTACGCCTTCTCTGATGATAATTTATATTATGAAACAGAGGCAAGTGGGGCAACCCAGAATTTTGCATTAGATTCTGGTATTGATATACAACAAAACAATAAAAAAATAGTGCTTCAAGTAGACCCGGCTGGTGGAAAATTAGTTCAAACTAGTAGCGCAACAACAACAGCACTTAAAGGGCCAGCCCCTGGTAATATTGTAGCCACAGATCAATTTAAATTACTCTTAGAAATCGCAGAGGATTTTACATTTACAAATAATATTAAAAATCCTATAATTAAAGCAAGAATTGATCCTAGTGATGCTAAAGATGGATATATTGTATTAGATTTATATGAAAGTAGTGATGCTAACGCTCCTTTAATTGAAAATTTAACACCTTATTCAGGTAATGATGATGGGACATTACGTCACGGTACGGATATTCATCAAACAGATAATACAGACCATCCCGTGGCTAGTAGTTTTAGTATTTCCTCTACTAATTCTTATACAAACTTGGGAAATTTTGATTTTAAATTTAAAGAAGCATCGAATAAAAAGATAACAGTCAATGAGGTTGCAAATCCTCATTTAATTGTCGATGATGATAGAGACGTTATTAAATTAAGATTAGATCGTTTTCCTCGTCATGGTGTAGATTATGATATTTATTATACTCATAAACTTAATAAAACTAGTGGTATTTTTAATGATGACGGAAATGCGGTTATAAGTGACGGTACTACCCCTTTAGATATAGCGAATAGTCTTCAAGAAGTAACCGCAACAGTTGGAAAATTAAAACTTCATTATCCTCCAACAGTTCCTGGAAATTTTGCCGGTAATTCTCAAGATTTCAATGAATATAGCGAGTATACTGCTTATTATTATGTTGATATTACATTTCAGAGAGCAGGCACAAACGGAAATGTTGATATTACAGCAAAATATAATGATAATTATGAATATCAATATGAGTCAGGTCATAATATTCATCATGGTTTAATTATAGATAGTGGTGCAGCTGATGTAACTTCAAATATTTATGAAGATATAACTAGGACAAGAATAGGAAATATTAATAGTGAAGGAATATTTACACCTGTAGATTTAAGAAGTAATAGTAATCAAACAGGAAAGGTATTAAGAATAGAAGTTCCTATTGCTGTTACGGGTGCTAGCGCATCAAATAGATATCCTTATAAACTGGGTAATAGTCCAGAACTAACAAAGTATAATCTGGCTGATCCTAATAACACTCCTTCTATACATCTTATAGATAGAGAAGAATTAGATGAAAATGACGCCACAATAACCGACCAAAACAATAATCCTGATCCACAATATTATTACATCAACGTTATGGATAATCTAGGAAATGTAGTTAGTCCCATACAACCCGAAAATTTAATAAAAGATGATGACTGGGGAAAAGATAGTAACGGAGATACTCCTAGTGTAGAAAGCATTGAATATAAAGTTAGTTATGAAGAGGGTGTGTGGGTTAAGAAATTAGTCCTAACTCATAATCAAGATTTAAAAGGTGCTGGTGTTGCGAACTCTCTAGCGCTGATTGATGATGAATCCCCTGCTTGGGAGCTACATGAGGTCTCTTTAGATAGTGGTGCTTCGGCTTCCGTTTTAACTGTAAGTATAAATGATAGTGCTAACACTCTTTTAACATCAGAAGTAGCAGCGGGAAATATAACATTAGCATACACTAAACCAACTGAAGATCCACAAAACATACTTACTAATTGGTTGGGTTTTGAAATAGAAGAATATAATGGAGATGACGCTAAAACAGTAACACTACCAACAGGAAATGGAAATACTAATCCAGCACCACCAGTAGTTCAAAGTTTAAGTGTTGGAAGTATTAATGATACAACAGATGAAGCTGGTACAAATCCAGGTTTTGAAATTCCATTAAATTGGACCATATCAGGTTCAACTGATGGTATTACATATGTTGTCGAACAATCGACTGATGGGGGTATCCATTGGACGAACGCAGACACCTTGAACGAAAACAATGCGGATACTGCTAGTACAACTGGAGCTACTGTTTCTGGATTATCATATAATACAGCTTATACTTTTAGAGTAAAAGTAACAACATATGAAACTTCAGTTCCATCAACAACAACACTTAGTTCACAAAATGGACCAGCAGGTGAATTAAGTAATGTTTCCCTTTCTTCTAATATTAGCGGTAATGATGGTTATCCAAAGGTTGTAATTTCATGGGATAAACCAGATAATGCTACACAATATAAAATAGAATGGGATACTGGCGTAATCTTTGATCAGCTATCGAGTCATACAGAGGGTGATGGATTATCTGGTTTCAATGTAGGTGAAGAAACTGTATCATACACATTCGAAGGAGAGAATAGCCTTCTTAATCCAAATGAAACTTATTATTTCCGCCCCAGTTATAGTACAACTAGTTCTCCTGGTGGACCATATACATTTGGACCAGCGACACAAGTGGTCGGACCGGTTACAACTTTTCCAGAGGAAATTGAAACTATAACTGTAGAAAATAGTAATGATGATAATACTATAAATTATAACGCATTAAATGTAAGTTGGACTAAACCCGCTGATGATGATGGAGACGTTGACTATGAAATTCAATATGATACTTCAAGTCAATTCAATAGTGCTAATACTGTACCTATAACCGGTGATACTCATCTCATTGATGGACTTGACGCATCTACGACATATTATATTCGCGTTAGAAGCAAAAACGAATCGCCTGACAATCCCCCAACCTCTCAATATACCGCATGGGTACCTTCAGATATTGGAACATCAAAATCAACGAATGCTATGCCACCAGTAGGAGCTCCAACAAATTTTAGTCTAGGATTGGATAATGCTGCTAATACACACAAAATCGAAGCAGCATGGGATAAACCTGATGATAATTTTACATATCAATATAAATTAGAAGTTTCAACTGATTCATCATATGGAACAAATGATATTATAGCAACAATAACTAGTGGCTTTTCAGAAGCAGAGGGTCTAGTAAGTAAAACAATAGATGATAGTAATATTGCTGGAACATTCAGTGGAAATACTACTTATTATTTACGTGCATCTATTAGAAAAAGTGATGATAATGGGACCTCTTGGGGTAACTATGGAGCCACCTCCGGAAACAACATTGTAACAGTATATGATAAAATTACGAATTATACGGCTTGGGGTGGTGATAAAGCTTCTGAAGAAGCAACTCCTTATGGAGAAACTACAGTATATTATTACAACGATGGTACTAATAGTGGCCCCAATCAAACTATAGAATTACCATCTACTCCACATTCGATTGATTGGGGTGATAGCACCACTCCCCATTCTTTCGCCAATTTAGATGTGAAACTAGAAATAGCAGATAATTCTGCTTTTACATCAAACTTAAAAGTAAAATATGAAGGCTCAAGCGTTCTTAATAAAGCTTTAAATTTCCAAGGAATGCCTGATCCAGAAACAGGTGCTTATTATACAACCTCAGGTTCTGGTAGCTCAGGAATCACATTTTTTAATACTTGGATCCATACATATACTCAGGATCCGAACAATCAAAATACCTACTATGCTAGTTTAGACCACAAAACAGATGCCTTCAATGAAAGAAAATGGTTTAGAATTTATGTTGGAAATCCAGACAGTTGGGACACTAATGGAGATCCTGTATTTAATACTGGAAATCCAGGTTGGGGATTATACCATGAATTTGATTTCTTATATCTAACTGGAGAACCAGGCACTTTATCATCAGGAAATATTACAGCCACAGGATTTGATGTAACATGGGGTATAGAAACTGTTACTTTACCTAGTGCTCCTTCGGGAATTACTTATGAATATACCTATAAAGTAACATATTCAACAAGCTCTGAATTTACCAATGGAACAACAAGTGAAATTACAGCTATTTCTCACCCTACTAGTGGCACTACAAAAACACAAACTTTACAAAGTTTAAGTGGTAACACAAATTACTATATTAAAGTTTCTTCGTCAAATCAATATACTACAAGTAGTAATGTTAATTATTATGAATATGGAATAGCAAATGATAATGATGGAACTGCAACTTTAACATTACCACCACAAGTAGCTGGATTATCTAGTGGCACAGTTACGGATACATCACTTACATTAACTTGGACTGCTATTGGAGGCGAAGCTTTTGATACTAGTGAAACTTCTAATGACGGTTATACTGTGGAATACTCAAGTGATAGTGGTTCAACTTGGAATGAATCAGATAATCACATCACATTATTAACACATACAGTTACTGGTCTCACATCAGAAACAACATATCAATTTAGAGTATATGCAACTAACGCAAGCGGTGATGGTGTTGCTTCGACGAGTTTATCTGTAACTACTAATGCTACTCCAGATACTACACCTCCAACCTTATCGAATTTTAGTTGGAAATTTTCATCATTCCCCAATCTCGACAGCACTCCAGCGTTCGACATTCAATCTGATGAAGCAGGAACCATTTCAGCAACCTATAACAATGGAGATGATGATTTTACTATTTCACCAACAACTATTAGTGCTAATTCACTAACAACTTTCACTTTGTCCGACTCAACTGGTAGTGCGTTAGCAGTTGGCACATACAATGATGTGAGTTTTAATGTGGTTGACGACGCGGGAAACTCCGCCTCCGAGAGCGTTTCTGATTTGGTTGTTGCTTCATCAGGTTGGAGTCCAATAGGTTCCGATATTAATGGAGAAGCAGCTGGTGATTATTCAGGATGGTCGGTAGCCTCAAGTAGCGATGGTACAATAGTTGCTATTGGAGCAAATTTTAATGATGATAATGGAAGTAATTCAGGTCACGTAAGAGTGTATCAAAACATTAGTGGAACTTGGACTCAATTAGGTGCCGATATAGATGGAGAAGCAACTGGTGATAAATCGGGACAATCAGTATCCTTAAGTAATGATGGTTCAATAGTTGCTATTGGAGCAAGTAGTAATGATGGTAATGGAACTAATTCAGGTCACGTAAGAGTGTATGAATGGGATGCAACCGCTAATGGTGGTAATGGAGATTGGGACCAATTAGGTTCCGATATTAATGGAGAAGCAACTGATGATTATTCAGGATGGTCAGTATCCTTAAGTAGTGATGGTTCAATTGTTGCTATTGGAGCATTCGGTAATAATGATGGAGGAAGTGATTCAGGTCACGTAAGAGTGTATCAATACACTAGTGGTGAGATGTTAACTGGATGGAATCAATTAGGTGCTGATATTAATGGAGAAGCAACTAATGATTATTCAGGATATTCAGTATCATTAAATAGTGATGGTTCAATTGTTGCTATTGGAGCATATAATAATGATGGTAATGGAAGTAGTTCAGGTAACGTAAGAGTGTATGAAAACATTAGTGGAACTTGGACTCAATTAGGTAGTGATATAGATGGAGAAGCAGTTGGTGATTATTCAGGACGGTCAGTATCCTTAAGTAATGATGGTACAATTGTTGCTATTGGAGCAAAACAAAATGATGGTAATGGAAGTAATTCAGGTCACGTAAGAGTATATGAATACAGTAATAGTTCTTGGGGTCAATTAGGTGCCGATATAGATGGAGAAGCAGCTGGTGATCAATCGGGACATTCAGTATCATTAAGTGATGATGGTACAATTGTTGCTATTGGAGCGCCCTTTAATGATGGTTCAGGTCACGTAAGAGTGTATGAATTTATTACTACTATTCCAACTATGACAATTACAGCTGCTAATAGTAGTGGAACAGCAATAGCAAATGGCTCTACTACAAACGATTCATCTATTGTCTTGACATTTACATCTAGCGAAGTCACAACCGATTTCTCTGGGAATGATATTATAGTTACCAATGGTACATTAGGTACACTTTCTGGTACTGGAACAAGTTACACCGCAACCTTTACACCAACTACTGAGGGAGCTTGCACAATAGATGTAGCTGCTAATAAATTTACAGATGCTGATGGAAACGACAACACAGCTGCTACACAATTCGAGTGGACTTATGATAACACAGCACCCGCCCCTGCGCCCGTCTCCGCCCCAACGGGACTGGTTCCTGCTACTGGACTTCAGGTTATAATAGAATTTACTGAAGAACTATTCCTTGGAACTGATGTAGCTTTTAGCGACTTGAATTCCTCAATAGAGAACACTAATAAGAGTGGTTTTGCTGTTAATTTGTCCGGACAAGGTTCCGGTGGATCGTCTAACCAATCAATAGCTAAAGATGATAACGATCCAAAAAAAATTATTATCAGTGGTCCCACAATTTATATCGACCCAGACAGCTCCAATGTAACCGTTGAATACACTCAACCAACCACAGAAGCTCATAGATTAAGAGATGCGGCAGGAAATTTTTTAGCTAATTTCAATAATAGTGTTATTACCATCGACAATGACTCGGAAGAAGTTGCTCCAGACAACCAAGCGCCAAACCTCAGCAATATCAGCAATCCCCCAACATTAGGTAATAATAATAAACCACAATTTTCATTCACATCAGATGAAGCTGGAACTATATCTATAACAAGTACGCACTCTTCATCTATATCTGTTTCAAATACAAGTACTAATGATCAAGCAGTGGTTAATGGATCAAATACTTTCGAGTTAACAAACTCTACTGGTGGAGGATTATCAGACAATACATATACTGGAGTAACTATAACCGTAACCGACAGCGCTGATAATGCTGATAGTCATCCATTAACCGACTTTGAAATCGATACCACCGCTCCCGCAATTACCTCACAGTCTTCTGCAGAATGGTATTATGAGACGGAAGGAGAAGGAGAAATGAGCGGCGAGACGACTTGGACCATGTTAACTAACGCCGCGACTTTCGGTCCTACTAATAAAATTAAGTGTTTCGTATCTGTAACCGAACTAAATGGTCTTTCTCTGAAATCCGGTACCGATGTAGTAAAAATAGATGGTACTACGATGGGCTCAGCTGATAGTGTAGACTGTTATGCTCAGCCAGGAGGCAATATCCATTATGTAGAAATGATATACACTATTCCTGCTACTGATACACCAAACGCAAATGGTGATTTGACTTTTGAATTTACATTAAAAGATGATGCTGGAAATGAATTAGATTTAAGTAGTAATAATATTGGCCCTGGTGGTAACTCTAGTATACCAAACACGGACGCAATAACTATAGATACCACCAGACCAAACTTATCGAATTTTAGTTGGAAATTTTCATCATTCCCCAACCTCGACACCACTCCAGAGTTCGAGATTCAATCTGATGAAGTAGGAACCATTTCAGCAACCTATAACAATGGAACGGATGCTTTTACTATTTCACCAACAACTATTAGTGCTAATTCACTAACAACTTTCACTTTGTCCGACTCAACTGGTAGTGCGTTAGCAGTTGGCACATACAATGATGTGAGTTTTAATGTGGTTGACGACGCGGGAAACTCCGCCTCCATGAGCGTTTCTGATTTGGTTGTTGATTCATACGATTGGAGTCAATTAGGTTCCGATATTGATGGAGGAGCTGCTGGTGATAATTCAGGATGGTCAGTAGCATTAAATAGTGATGGTACAAAACTTGCTATTGGAGCACCCCATAATGATGGTAATGGAAGTAGTTCAGGTCACGTAAGAGTGTATGAAAACATTAGTGGAACTTGGACTCAATTAGGTGATGATATTGATGGAGATGCTGCTGGTGATCAATCGGGACATTCATTATCCTTAAGTGATGATGGTTCAATTGTTGCTATTGGAGCGCCCTATAATGATGGTAGTTATTCTGATTCAGGTAACGTAAGAGTGTATGAATGGGATGCAACCGCTAATAGTAATAATGGAGCTTGGACTCAAAAAGGTGGAGATATTGATGGAGATGTAACTGATGATTATTCAGGACGGTCAGTATCATTAAGTAGTGATGGTTCAATTGTTGCTATTGGAGCAAATTTAAATGATGGTAATGGTGAGTCCGCAGGACACGTAAGAGTGTTTCTTTACAGTGATACTAATGATTCATGGTCTCAATTAGGTGGTGATATTGATGGAGAAGCAGCGGGTGATAATTCAGGATGGTCAGTATCCTTAAGTAGTGATGGTTCAATTGTTGCTATTGGAGCAATCTACAATGGTGGTAATGGAAGTAATTCAGGTAACGTAAGAGTGTTTCTTTACAGTGATACTAATGATTCATGGTCTCAATTAGGTGGTGATATTGATGGAGAAGCATCTGGTGATTATTCAGGACATTCAGTATCCTTAAGTAATGATGGTACAATAGTTGCTATTGGAGCAAACGGTAATGACGGTAATGGAAGTGCTTCAGGTCACGTAAGAGTGTATCAATACAGTAATAGTTCTAACAACTGGAGTCAATTAGGTGATGATATTGATGGAGAAGCAGCTGATGATCAATCGGGACATTCATTATCCTTAAGTGATGATGGTTCAATTGTTGCTATTGGAGCGCCCTATAATGATGGTAGTTATTCTGATTCAGGTAACGTAAGAGTATATGAATACATTAGTGGAACTTGGACTCAATTAGGTGCTGATATTGATGGAGAAGCAGCTGTTGATTATTCAGGACGGTCAGTATCATTAAGTAGTGATGGTACAAAACTTGCTATTGGAGCGCCCTTTAATGATGGTAATGGAAGTAATTCAGGTCACGTAAGAGTGTATGAATTTATTACTATTCTTCCAACTATGACTATTACATCTAACACGGTAACTAGTGGTTCTTTTTCATATGATACAGAAATAGATTTAACATTTACATCTAGTAAAAAAACAAATGATTTTGAACTTAGTGATATAACATTAAATAATACCACCGATGGAACTTTATCTGATTTTATTACGGTTTTGAAAGTAACGGTTCAAAGTGTAAGTGGTGGTGATAAATATTTTATTAATGGTATACAACAAGATTCACTAGTATTAGAATCTGGAAATACATATCGTTTCGATCAGAGTGATTCTACAAATAGTGGACGTCTAATAAAGTTTTCTATAACAATAGATGGTACATATGGTGGGGGTTCTGAGTATACAACTGAAGTAACTGCAGTTGGAACACTCGGTCAGAGTGGTTCATACACCGAAATTGAAATAACTGGAAGTACTCCCACCACATTATACTATTATTGCTCCCAACATTCTGGAATGGGAGGTTCTGTATCTATTGCATCTACTAATTTAACAAAGACAGATGAATATGTGGCAAAATTAACAACAACAGAAAATGATGCTTACACAATTAATGTAGCAGCCAATTTGTTCACGGATGAAAATCTTCTTATGAACTTGTCCGCACCACAATTCGCCTGGACTAGGGTGGACCCGGGGTGGAATCAATTAGGTTCCGATATTGATGGAGAAGCTGCTGGCGATCAGTCAGGACGGTCAGTATCCTTAAGTAGTGATGGTTCAATTGTTGCTATTGGAGCGCCCTATAATGATGGTAGTTATTCTGATTCAGGTCACGTAAGAGTGTATGAAAACATTAGTGGAACTTGGACTCAATTAGGTGCTGATATTGATGGAGCAGCAGGTGGTGATTATTCAGGACGGTCAGTATCCTTAAGTAGTGATGGTACAATAGTTGCTATTGGAGCAAATAAAAATGATGATAATGGAAATAATTCAGGTCACGTAATAGTGTATCAATACAGTAGTAGTACCACACCAAATTGGACTCAATTAGGTGCTGATATTGATGGAGAAGCCAGCTATAATTATTCAGGATGGTCGGTATCCTTAAGTAATGATGGTTCAATAGTTGCTATTGGAGCAATCTACAATGCTGCTGGTGGGAATAGTAATTCAGGTCACGTAAGAGTGTATGAAAACAAAATACCAACTCAAAATGAATGGGATAATGGAAATGTAATTAAAGGTGCTGATGCTGGGAATGCTAATCCAACGGGTGGCACGAAGTACTGGGTTCAATTAGGTACTGATATTGATGGAGAAGCATCTGGTGATTATTCAGGATGGTCGGTAGCCTTAAGTAATGATGGTACAATAGTTGCTATTGGAGCAAATAAAAATGATGATAATGGAAATAATTCAGGTCACGTAAAAGTGTATCAATACAGTAATAATTCTTGGACTCCAAAAGGTTTCGATATTGATGGAGAAGCAGCTGATGATGAGTCCGGCATTGCAGTAGCCTTAAGTAATGATGGTTCAATAGTTGCTATTGGAGCAAATAAAAATGATGCTGGAAATACTAATACTACTGACGATAGAGGTCACGTAAGAGTGTATAAAAACAAAATACCAACTCAAAATGAATGGGATAATGGAAATGTAATTAAAGGTGCTGATGATGGGAATGCTAATCCAACGAGCGGCACGAAGTACTGGGTTCAATTAGGTACTGATATTGATGGAGAAGCAGTTGGTGATTATTCAGGATATTCAGTATCCTTAAGTAGTGATGGTGAAATTGTTGCTATTGGAGCAATCTACAATGGTGAGACAGGAAGTGGTTCAGGTCACGTAAGAGTGTATCAATACACTAGTGGTTCTTGGACTCAAAAAGGTGATGATATGGATGGAGAAGCAACTGGTGATAATTCAGGACGGTCAGTATCCTTAAGTAGTGATGGTACAATAGTTGCTATTGGAGCGCCCATTAATGATGGTTCAGGTCACGTAAGAGTGTATAAATGGTATTAAATACTTACACTAAGTCCCATAAATGTTAGCTTTTGGTCTTTCTTACCAGGGTTTATTTCAATAGAAACATCCGTTAATTTATTGTCCCTCCAACATTTCAATAATAAATTTGTTTCTGTTTCAACATATTCAAAACAATTTGTAATCCTATTTTCATTTAAAAATCCTACAACACGATTACTTACAAAATATTGAGGAATTCTTTCCCACACACGTGGTTTATTCGTTGAATATCCACTTACAATACATAATATGCTAAGCAATAAAATAATAAATTTCATATAGTAACATATTTATAAATAACTTAAAGTCATTTATAAATATTTTTTTAATGGAAATAGAAGAGAATGGCTCGTGTATTTTATTAAACACATTTGATGGAATATTGGAATATAAACGAAAAACTTCAAATAAGATTGCTCGTTTAGAAATAGCATTAAAAGAAGAAAAGGAAAAGATGGGAAAATTCAATTGTTTTTTATCTAACACTTGTTCTCATTCATGGATAGACGACCATATAGATAGTATGGCTGGTTATAAATTGTCTATTCCTATTCGTTATTGCGAGTATTGTGAAATGAATTATAAAACGTTTTTATCAATTACAAAATGATAATAAAGATACGTATTTAAAATAAATTAATGGCTTATTGGTTATTAACAACTCACGGAGTAGCACTATTTCCTATTGGTGTATTTTTATGGACTTGGAAAAGACGAAAAGATATGGCTTCTATTTTTATGGTAATTAAATTTCTATATGGAGTGACCTTTTCACTATTATATCACTCACATCATGCCTTGGGGGATGATAAATTTACAAATGATTATGATTATGATAATTGGGCTTTATTGGATAGTTACGCGGCATCATCATTAATTTTTACAACAGTTTTATATGGTTTAAGGGTAAGGGAACCTCAATTTTATATAACAAGTTTTGCGGTAGAAAATATTGTTTTAGTTGTATATTTATGGGGAAACTTAAATCAAGCATTAATAATAACGTGGTATCTATCTGTTTGTAGTACTATTGTTTGTATATTAAAATGGAGAACAATGAAGAGATATTTGTTAAGATTTAAAATATATTCTTTTTTATTAATAAGTTGTGGTATTTCGGCTATTGTAATGTATACCATAGCTGTAAAACATTGGTATAATGATATATATGTAAAATTTCATAGTTTATGGCATTGTTTTGTATTTTTAACGGCTGGGTTTGCTGCTTTATTAAGATATAACCTGGACGAACAATTATATCCAATGGTAAATCGAAGAGATGCTTTAGATTCCCTTTAACATAATTTCCACCAATAATGTTTTTTTATATGATAGCAAGTATATGGAGCTTTTTTTTCAGTACATCTACAATTTATACAATATCCGTCTTTAAAATCGTGATATCTACACGATCTTCTTTGAGAATAACCACCAGTATCAACAATAAATGTATCGTTGCATTTATAACAATAACTTTCTCTTGTTAAATCTTTATAATCGTGGTCCGTCATGCATAAATTTCTCATATTATATAAACATTAGTAATTAGTTTTATATAATATTATTCTTGATTATATTCAATCTAATAATCATCCTCAAATAAAGGTACCACCGTGCCATCTGGCTCTTCCTCGTCGTCGTCCTCTTCTTCAGATTTGCCTGCAGCTGCGGCTGCGGATTGGGCTTCAGCTAGAGCTTGTGCTTGCCTTGCTTCATCTGCTACTCTTGAGTCTTCAGCTGCCTTTTGTTCATCTCTTAGTCTTGCGTCTTCAGCTTCTCTTTGTAATCTCTGGAAAATAGCTTCGTTTTGAAGCATCATTGTTTGGTCTAATCTTTGATTTAAACGTTCAAGTAGACGAATAGTGCTGCGATTCCTAGCAATTTGGTTTCTTGAGAGTTGGATTTGGCGCCGACGGTTAGCAGTGGCTGTGGTTACGGGGCCGAGAGGGAGGGGCTGACCTTCAATATTGGTTATTTCTGATTGTAAATCTGTTATTCGGTTGCGGGCTTCTTGAATACGTCTATTATTTTCTTCAATAGAAGCTAACAATTGTGCTCGCGTGGTTACAGTGTCTGTGGTTTCTAAGTTTTCATCACCATCACCATCACCATCACTATCATCATCACTATCATCATCTGGAAACCCATCATCATCCAAATAAAAAATTATATGTGATCTTAGTATGAAATCTTGAAGAGAAGAAGCAGGACTAGATAAGAACGTCTCGTTATTTTGCTTCATAAATTTATCATGGCAAGGAATTAATAATGTGATTCTGTTATCTAGAAATAAAATGTTTAATTCGGGTAAGAAATAATTCAATGTATCGATTTGTGGACCAAAAGGTTCTTTACGTACCATCTCACCGCTAAAATCCAACTGTTGCACGCTGGTAATATTCCATATAGAAATATTTCCGAAATGTTCTTTATAAGTGAATAATATATTGTTAAGAGCATCACTTCTTTGTTGACCAAATCCTGAAAAGTTACTGATATAGGTGAGGGTCCGAGTTCTTTCAGCCGGCACATAATTTAACCTTTCAAAACTTATTTGCTGAATGTTATTCATTGCTGTTATAAATGTTGGAAATTGATTGTCAGGATTATTGTTCAATGTGTTCGGGAAGTTTGGATAATTTTTTACTATAAAACTATAAATAATTTCATATAAACCACTGGGATTTATATCTACTATTGATAAATTGTCATATGAAAATCCTTTAGGTTTTAAAAGGGTTTTTATCTGTAAAATTCTTCCCGGATCAAGTGCAGGCAGTGGTGGTTGCATTTGTGGTTCAGACATAATATATAATATTAATATATTAAATAGTAATATTATACTTAATTAATTAAAATTCACTGTCTGAACTTCTATTTCCTCCACGAGAATTTAAATAACATGCTTGTTCTTTTGTTATACACGCACATCCGTCTCCACTGCTAACATTAGAATTATCACAACATTTTCCAGTAAATTCATTATTTGCCCACATAAATAATTGACCTTCTGGTAAAGGAACAACAGGAGATAATTTATGTCCGCCAGCAACTTCGCCCATATTAACCTTAGAATCATATTTATCATTATGAACACCATTGCTCATATTGTAACCAACCGCCGCACCAGCGGTAGCCATTCCTTCTTGTGTAACACATCCACAGATTAAGTGACTACATAATAACATTCCTATTATTACTGAAACAACGATAACTTCAACTCTTGCTTTAAATCCTAAAACTTTAATTTCCATATTATACATATTTAATAGATAAAAATTAAGAGAGAGCATATAATTTATCTCTAACGTCTAAAATATTTTCAATAGCCGAATTATAATCTCTTAGTCTTATATTATTGACCATAAAAAATCCAGAATTGGTTATTAAATGGTAAAGTTTTTCAGGTCCTTGAATAATTTTCCCAAATTTATTTAATGTGTTAAAATTTCCTAAATCAACATCACAAATATGAATATTTGGTGCGCCTATTATTTCATAATCATTGAAAAAATATTTTCGTACATATGCGATATTTTTCGTATCTATTTCAACAGTAGCCAATACTCTTTCGCCACCTCTCAATATATCATTCACTTGAATGTCCTTTAAATATATTTCTTTACCGTTTTCTAATTCTATTAAACTATTTCCATCAATACCAGATTCCAAATATTTATGTATGTCGCTTAATGAAGAATGTGTATGTAAATAATCTAAATTTTTCAGTTTAATAATATCTATAGGTTCAATATCATCCCAATCTAAAAACTTATAGTTATTAATATTTATTCTTTTACTTTCGGTAGAAATACAATAGATATATGGTTCACAATAGTTTTCTATTTTAATACTTTCTGTGTGGTCTTTAATAAAAACCCATCCTTTAATATCGTGTAAAACTTTATGTGTTCCACTAATAATCATATTATTAAAATTATACATATCATTGTTGCTTGCTATTTTAAACGTAGCGGTTACTTTATCGCCATTTTCTAAAATTGTTCCCGACCTTATTTTACTAATACTTTTAAGTCCATCTTTTGTTGCTATTTTAGTATTTTTATCGAAACATCCTGGTTTATTGGGTACACTTCTACTTTGAATATCTAATATATGAGCAGTCCATCCAGCAATAATAGCTATGGGAATTGCTAGAATAGCGAAAAAGGCAGTCAATGCTGCTGCAGCGGGCCATGTAAATGGTAAAATCCATAGAGCAATAATGACTGTTACTAAAATAATTAAAGCTACAATTAATATAGTTAAAAAGGAACCCATGAAAGCTTTAATGGCTAAATAGGCACTAAATACTGTATAAAGCCCTGTTACCATTATTCCTTCCGTTTTTTTTAAAGTATCTTTTAATTTTATAAACATACGTTGAACTGGTATCATAACGTTATAAATTCGCGCTACCATATATCCAATCATTTTCATTACTTTCATTCTCAAATAATAAGACATTGTTCTAAATGCTTGGACAACATTCATAAGCATCATATAAAATTTACTTGTCATGTTAGTTAAAAAATACAAGGGAGCTGTAAAATATTGTACAACTTCACCTAAAATACCGATAGTGCATTTCGTAAAATTATCAGCAGTATAAGTCATTTTGGAAGTACCTTTTGGTGCGTTTATTAATCCAGCAAAAGGCATAACTTCGGGCTTACACCTTTCGTTAGCCCAGTTTTGTCTTATTGGATCCATTTTGGCTTGAACATAAAAATAAGAAAAAATACAAAAGAAAATAAGCAAACTAATAGCAGTTACGACAACAGATCCGCCATATTTATCCAAATATGTTTCCTTCATATAAAGTTTGTTAAAATAAGAATTAAATGTTTCGGGAATAGTGTCCATTAATATATAAATGGATAATATTCTAATAAATTAATCTTCCCAATCCCAAAATGTGTATTCTCCAATGGGTATTCTATGATTAGACGTAATTAAACAGGTTAATTCATCATCGTAAATATCAGTTTTAAGAGCATAACTAAGATCTTTTACAGGTTTAAAGGCTTCAATATCTAATCTATTTTTCATATCAACTAATATTTTATGTTCGCCTGTAACATAAATATGATTATCCAATTTATCACTCCAAATTTTATAATAAGGATTATTTTTATCACCTTTAAGAGTTAATACTCCATAAACTTCTGCACCGTTCTCTAAAATAGTTCCTAATTTTATGTCTTTCATTAATGAGATAGTTCCATTTTTTAATGTTACGGGGGTGTCTTTATGAAAACATACGGATCTGATTGTCTCCCCAATGGGTCCTTCATTTATACTTTGTCCAGTCATCATTGCTCCTTGAATAAGATACATAAAGGTCATTAAAATACCAATAAGTTTCATTACAGTATCTTTTAACTTTATTACTAAACTTTGAACTTGAATAAGTACATTTACAAACATTCCATAAATATCTCCAACCATAGTGCTTAAAAATTTACGGAACATATTAAAAAATTCTCTTAGTAAATTAAGTCTTCCCAAAATCCAATCGCCTAAGCCTCCTATATTTTTTAAAATGTACTGTAGTGGCTCTAAGAAAAATCCCATCATATCTTTTTGAATATTTCCAACACAATATGTAAAATTAGCTACGGGGTCGTGTCCTAAATAACTAGCAAATGGCATAGTCATCGGATTACATCTATGAACGGGCCAATTTGTTTCCAAATCTTTTAATCTTACCATAATAAACCCTGTTAAATGTAAAATTCCAAATGCGATTATTATTAAAAAAAAGTATGATATATCTTTAAATTTTATACTAAGTGGTCCCATATTTAAAAAGTCCATAATAAAATATAATGGTATTTTAATTTTTTATATTTAATTTTATTATCTTGTTCTTTTTCTTTTACTTTTTCTAGATTTTCTTCTAGATTTTCTTCTAGATTTTCTTTTTCTCTTTGTTTTTCTTTTCTTTTTCTTTCTTCTTCGTTTTGTTTTTCTTTTTCTCCTTCTTCCTCCTTTCCCTACAGTTGACCCTCCGTTTTTTTCGACTGCACTTGCGTCCATTGGAGTATCATATATTCCATCAGCATTTGCTTGTAAGCCTGACGCTAATCCACCAGCGATTGCTTTATTACCTGCTGGTCCAGCTTGTTGCATTTGAGGCACAACAACACCTCCTCCGGCTAGTTTTTTATTCATATCTGCCAATTCAGCATTACCTGCCTTTTGATTTTTTATATTCATATTCAATTGGTCAGTTGGACTAGTAGCAGATACTAGTGGAGGGGTAGTCTTAAATTCAGTAACTCTCCTTCCACCACGTCTAACAAAATCTCTAATTTTTAAACGAATATTATTTTTCATTATATATATAGCAAATAAAAATATATAAATAGATAAAATAATAGATAACATATATGAGTAAAATTAAAATAGATGATGAAACACGTCTAAAATTTAACGAACTTTTAAAGGAAAGTGATTCGTCTGATAATACTGAAAAAATTAGAAAACTTAAACATAGTTCTAAAATTAAGGACCAAGTATCAATTATGTTGGATATAAAAAAAAGATATACACGTTTGGATAAAAAAACGGTAGATACAATGATAGATACGCAATGTAATTGGTTATTTACGCATTATTTTAATTTATTCAATAAGCTAAAGAAGAACGAATTGGATATTAATATAATGGGTCAATTTATCATGGCGCTTAAAGATGTAGAAGACGGAGTAATGGATCAACACGAAGCTTCTGTAAGGGTTGGTCAAATATTAAAAAAATTATATATTGATAGTGCTTTAAAAAAGGATAAAAAGGAAGAAGAAAAGAGATCTAGACAAAGAAAGAAGAAAGACCGAGGAAAAAATAAACTAACATGGGCTCAGTATAAAAAACTTAATTTAGATGTATAAAATTGATTTAATAAGATACTATTTTATTAAATTTATAATAATGAAGCTCTTAATTTGTGAATCTCCCGCAAAAACCAAAAAAATAGCAAGCTATGCTGGACCTGGATATAAATGTGTAGCAAGTTTTGGGCATATTCGTCAAATAGAAAATGGTTTGAAAAGTATAGATTATAATAATAATTTTGAGGTTAAATTTTGTGCTATACCAAGTAAAAATAAATATATTTCGCAATTGCGAAAAAGTATTAAAGATGCTGATGAGATTATACTTGCGACAGATGATGACCGGGAAGGAGAGGCAATTGCTTGGCATATTTGTAAAATGTTTAATTTGGATTTGAATACAACAAAACGAATTATTTTCCACGAAATTACAAAACCTGCTATTCAAAACGCTATTCAAAATCCTACTATTGTTAATATGAACACAGTTAACGCACAATTGGCTAGACAAGTATTGGACCTTTTGGTAGGATATACTATTAGTCCTATATTATGGAAACATATCACTAGAAAGAGTGAAACAAGTTTAAGTGCTGGTAGATGTCAAACACCTGCTTTAAGATTAGTATATGACCAACAACAAGAGATTAATAAATCTCCTGGTAGAAAAGTATATAATACAGAAGGTAAATTTTTGGGAGAAAGTTATACATTAAATCATAATCATACAAATGAAGAAGAAATGGGAGATTTCTTGGAATCTAGTGCTGATTTTGAACATAAATATAATGTAAGTAAGCCAAAAAATTCAACAAAAATGTCTCCAAAACCTTTTACCACATCTACTTTACAACAAAAAGCAAGTAATGAATTTGGATATAGTCCAAAAATTACAATGAGACTTGCTCAAACTCTTTATGAAGGTGGTCATATTACGTATATGCGAACAGATAGTGTGAAATATTGTAAAGAATTTACGGATACTGCTAGTAAATTTATCATTAATAAATATGGAAAAGAATATGTTAGTCCGTTTATTAATAGTATTACTATTGGCCAAGAAGTTGAAGAAAAGAAAACGAAGAAGAAAAAGAAATCTAAAAAGAAAAATGAAAATAACGCACAAGAAGCTCACGAATCTATAAGGCCTACAAAAATAGATGTTGAAAAGATGGTGGAAAAAGGTAAAATTACTGCTAAGGAAGCAAAATTATATTATTTAATTTGGAGAAATACGGTTGAAAGTTGTATGGCTCCTGCTAAGTATTTATCTATTACGGCAAAAATTACTTCTCCGGATAATCATTTATATAAACATAGTGAAGAACAAGTTGTATTTCCGGGTTGGAAAGCGGTTGCTGGATATGAAGAAACAAATAATATTTATGATAAACTCTTGAAAATAAAAAAAGATATAATAGTTGATTATGAAGAAATTAATAGTAAAGTTACATTAAAGGATTTGAAGAAAAATTATACAGAAGCACGACTGGTTCAAATGTTAGAGAAGAAAGGTATTGGAAGACCTTCGACATTTTCAAGTTTAATATCAAAAATTCAAGACAGAAATTATGTTAAAAAACAAAATGTGGAAGGCAAGAAAATCAAATGTGTAGATTTTCAATTGATAGGAGATGAATTAGAGGAAAGTGAAAGTGAAAGAGTATTTGGAAATGAAAAGAATAAATTAGTTATTACTCCTATTGGTGTAATTGTATATGAATTTTTGGAAAAGCATTTTGATGAGCTATTTAATTATGATTACACGAAAAACATGGAAGACGATTTGGATAAAATCTCAAAAGGTGAAAAAATATGGTACGGTTTATGCGAAGAATGTAATAACCAAATAGAAGTACTATCTAAAGATTTAAAGGGTCAAGATAAATTAACTATAAAAATAGATGAAAAACATACTTATATGATAGGTAAGTATGGTCCAGTAATAGCATATAAAGAAAACGAAAAACTGAAATTTAAATCAGTTAAAAAAGATATTGATATTGAAAAATTAAAACGAGGAGAATATAAATTAAAAGATATTATCCAGGTTGCCTATAAAAAAAATATTTTGGGAAAATATAAAAATCAGGAAGTTGTATTAAAGAACGGTAAATTTGGATTATATGTGACTATTGATGGAAAAAATATATCAATAAAGTTGGAAAAAACGGAAGATGAAATAGTATTAGACGATGTGATTCCTTTTATTAAAAATGGTAAACAAAGTGGAAGTTCTATTATAAAACAATTAAATGAAAACATATCTATTAGAAATGGGAAGTATGGACCTTATGTGTTTTACAAAACAGATAAGATGAAAAAGCCAAGATTTATTAATATGAAGGGAAAATCAATAGAAGATATAACAGTTTCTTGGGTTAATGGACAACTTTAATATAAATGCGGAATTCTTATTATCTTATTACGTGCTTGTTCTTCGCGCAATATATTAAACTCTAATACAAAACTAAATGGTAAATTTTTGAAATCCACCAATCGTCCGTCGTGATATCTAAATTTAAATTCTAATCTATTAATATTTTTTATTGGTGGATCCGTCATAAAAACATTTGTATTCATATTCATTCTATTTCCTAATTCTGATCCAAAGGGTGTTTGAGTTAAGGGTATTATGGCGAATGCTGCGGAACTTTTATGACCATAATCACAATTATACATAGTATTTGTTCTTTCAGAAAATGGATAAATTTCATGTATAGTATTATATTTTTCAACTTCCATATAAATACAATCTTCTCCCATTAAATTAACATTATTTGGAGAATTTAAAATACTAACTGTACTATTTTTCATTCCTGCAGCCTCTGTATAAGGTATTTGAACTCCCTGATTGATAGGATTCTGTTGCTTATAAAATATAATTTCTTTACCACCAGTAGGTTCAATCCAGTTATTACCCTGATTATTATATAAAATAAGACCATTTAATTTAGACATATATGAATTTAATATAGGCCTATGGTTTAAATCAAGTGGCATACTATCCGGAGCTGAATCGTCGTTTAGCAAAATATCAGAATTGATATCAATATTAAATGAATAATACGTCTCTTTATTAAATCCCATATAATATGGAAGACCCCATTTAGTATATTGTGAAAACATAAACTTGTTAGGGCTACATTTTTCAAAATTATATTTAAGTTCACAATTTGCTAATAATTCAAATGAACCTTCAGTAGACCCAATTAACATATTATTTGTTAAATTATTATATTTAACAACTATTGGTGTGAATACTTTAATTTCTCCGTTATGATGATAGGGGGATTGTTGAACATAATAAGGTCCACTAGGCGAAGCAGGATTTCCTTGGTTGTCGGTTGGTTTTCGCATACGTCCAAAAGTATTAACGTCTCCATTTCCTAGCAAAGTAAGTCCAACTATTTGATGGCCTATAGCATTAGCATAAGACATAATTTGTTCGTTTATTTTATTTTGTATTGTAGAAGCTAAATTATTGGGACTATATGCTCCTTCGGGTAATGTAATAATTTTATCTTGAAGAGAAAAAACAATTTTAAATTTCCCTGTCCAATTAGCCTCTGGAACTGGACCATCTTCCCTCCAGCCATCTAAATTATCAGGCCATGGTAAATTGATGCTTGTATTTTTAAATGGTAATTCATCTTTAATCGAAATCCATTCATTGTTATTATTTTCATATAAAACGTCAATATCATCTGGTAATCCTAGTGTTGCGAAATTAATATTAGGTTCACTGATACCATTTGGCTGTAAAGTTCTTTCTGAAGTATAAATCATTCCTCTTTCACCGTCTTGAAGGTTCCAGTCAGTAGTGAGATTACCACTTGGTATATATGAAGAGGATGGATCTATTGTTTGACCTAAAGAACTACTTAAATATGGTCTAATTATTCCAGGGAAAAGATTTTCTAAAACATTTTGAAATACTCCTAATCTAAAATCTGCTCCTCCGGTTGCTCCCGAACCTCCCGCATTAATATCATCAGGAGATAATGTAGGTGGTCCTAATGGGACATTGGAAGCATTAAATACGTATTCTCTAGTATAATTATATGATAATTTTGTGTTTTGATACGATGTAGAAATATTATAACAATTATTTGGAAACGCGTAACTAACCAATCGCATTGATTCAACATTGTTCATTGATTCACCTATAGCTAATGAAAAATGATTACTATTAGGAAACTGTGTAAAATCTCTATCTTCAGAATGAACTGATAGAAGTTTTTTTTCTATCACATATGTTTGTTCTCTTTGGATTAAAGCGTGATTTGTATGTGTATTAAAAGAGTTATTCATCTTACTATAAAAAAATACTATATTTTTTTTAAATTTACGTAATATATAAATGTCTGGATTCAAATCATGGAATGATAATAATGATAATCAACTCAACATAAATATTAACAGTAATAATTCTAATTTACAACAATGGGGTGAGACTCCTACAACATTATTTACATATAAAGAAGTTTCAACTTCTAAAAGCGTGCAATCCGAATTAGGATTTTTTACAACAAGTGATGTAAATCTAAAAACCAATATTAAGGATTTATCTAATAATAAAAAAGAACATTTAGATAAATTGAGAAATTTAATTCCTAAATCATATAATTTCAAAAATCAGGAAACTACTTCTTTTGGATTAATAGCTCAAGAAGTAGAAAAAATTTATCCTGAAATAGTTGGTACACAAAAAGACGGTACAAAATGTATAAATTATACTGAACTTATTCCGTTACTACTTTTACAAACGAATAACATGGAGAGAAAAATAGAAGAATTAAAAAATAATAACTAAATATATACAATACGATGGTTAGAAAAAGAAAAATTGGAAAAAATAGTAAATTAAAATACAAGATGAAGGGTGGTAAAGAAGTAAAAGCTCCTCAATATATACCTATCCCTGGTGCTGAAACACAAGAAGACTTTGAGAAATTTCATAAAGACAATAGACCTAATTTTATACCACCAAAAGAAAAACTCGGTAATAAATTATCACGTAAGGCGAAAGCTGCTGGAGCAGCTGTTTATAATTATGGCGATTATAAGATGTCTTTTTTTTTATATGTTATAGCAGCAATAGGTATAGTTGGAATAGGATGGCTACTTGTTTCAAGGAGTCTGATAAGACATAAAAATAGCGAAGCCTTAAGTTATACATTAATTTCTTTAGCAGTATTTTTGTCGTTCTTTCTTGTTTTAGTATCCGCATTAGGGCAATTTAAATTAGAAGAAGGTATAATTAACCTTATTAAATATATATTTAAGATCGTTATATACTGTTTAACAAATAGTTTGCCTGCAATATTAATATTTATTCAAACAGCAACTCTTGTATGGTTATTTTCAAAGCATGCGGATTATTTATTTTCTACTACTAATCTTCCTGAATTATTTAATACATTTAATATGATGGCTATGATAATGGTAGCAGGACAAGCATATGTATGGAAAGAACAATTAGAAACTGTATTAATATATGCTGATAATAAATATGAAAAAGCTCCAAGGAGACATACATTAATTGCTGGATTTATATTAGCAGCTATTTTGTCTGGTGTAGCTATATCTCAAATGTATGTAATACTAGAATATCTTAAAACTGATTGTTAATTATAAAAAAACGAAATGTTAATCCAAAACTATTATGTTCATTAGATGACCAAATACCTGATATTTTTAGTAAAAATTTCATTTCAGCATGTTCTTTATAAACTATATCTTCACTCTGTGGATATAATTTAATAAATCCATTTTCTAGCTGTTCATAAATACGTTTAGACATATCCTTATTTTTATTGTTTTTAAATTTATTTAAGATTAATCGTTCAATTGATTTTATATGTGTAATAGTAGTTTTGTTATCTATATTATTTTCAAAGACACATTTTATTTTATTAAAATATCGGTCAACTCTTACTTTTTGTAAATTAAAATGGATAAATATACCATTTGTAGAACAGTGTTCGTTGCTCCATAATAGTCTATAAAAATCACTTTCACTCATTACATTATTTTTTGTTTTATCTGATATAATAATATTATGTGGATCAAACTCATGTGTTTTTATTGCTAAGTTCATAATACATATATTATATTTGTATATTTAAATCATAATTACACAAGTATTATGGTATGTTTTCTTGAAATAAAAAGTATAAAAACGATATTGTTTCCATCGGCAAGTCTTTATTACTCTTACTTTCAATAGTTTCTAATACTTCTATAGCTTGTTTCAGTGTTAAATCAAAATGTTTTTGTTTTTCTTTAATATGTTCTTTCCATAATTTACAAATATTAGGATATTTTTCTTTTTTTGTTTCTATTAATTCTTTGAATTTTTTATAATTTTCGTCCATTAAGATAAAATATATAGAAAGTTTTAAGTATTAAATATAGTTCAATAATTTATATAAATGAAATATCAATCAAGCAAATTTGAAGATTATATTCAAAAATGTAATAAATATAATATGCATAAAGAAGTTTTACCTCTATTAGATACTATCAATCCAGATATTAAAAATACAAACAATTTAATTTTATACGGGCCATCGGGAACAGGAAAATATACACAATCTTTGAATTATATAAAAAAATTTAGTCCTACTTCTTTAAGATTTGAACGTAAAATGAACTTTAATTTTGATAATAAAACTGATTTCATTTTTAAAATTAGCGATATTCATTTTGAAATAGACATGTCTTTATTGGGTTGTAAAGCTAAATTAGTATTTAATGATTTATATTATCATATATTAGATGTTTTATCAAGTAGACCAAATGGTTCAGGAATAATATTATGTAAAAATTTTCAAAATATTCATAGTGAGTTATTAGATATATTTTATAGTTACATGCAAACACTTAAGCACAAAAATTTAAATCTTGTATATATTATTTTAACGGAAAGTGTAAGTTTTATTCCAAACAATGTTTTAAATAGATGTATGATTGTTCCCATTAAGAGGCCAACAAAAAGCGAGTATATTAAAGTTACAAATAAATCACAATTTAATAATCAAGAATTATCATCAATTACAAATATAAAAGATTTAAGGTCAAAAATTTATATTTTAAATAATTTGGATAAAAAAATAGTAAATTCAATAGTTGATTATATTGTATATTTTCAAAATATAAATTTTTTAGAATTGCGTGATAAATTATATGAAATATTTATATATAATCTTGATGTTCATAGTTTTACATTTAACGTGGTTAGAAAACTAATTAAAGACGGTTATTTACAAGATCAACATATTGATAATGTATTTACAAAATTACATAATTTTTTAAAACTATACAACAATAATTATAGACCTATTTACCATTTAGAGAGATTTATCTTTTATTTATGTATAGAAATCCATGGATTACAAGAAAGCGTGTAGTGTCTTGAATTTAAGTGAAAAACACTTGTATGAAACTAGGAAAAAGGCATATTATAAGTTGGCTTTAAAATATCATCCAGACAAATATAAAGAAGATAATGGAGAGAAATTTAGGGAAGTAAAAAGTGCCTTTGATTACTTGAATTGTAATGAAGAAAAAACAACAGAAAGTTTTGATGAAAATATTAAGTATACAGAATTAATCAGGATTGTTGTAAAATATTTCTCTCCAAATCAAAACTGGGATAATTTATTTTTAGATACTTCAATTACTGGAATATTTAAAGATTGTTCTAGGTTATCTATTGAAATTTTTAGAAAACTATCAAAGGAACGTGCTATTCAAGTATATGATTTCCTATATAATTGTTCATTGGTTGATAAAGAATTATTAGAAAGATATAAAACAATTTTGCAGAAAAAATGTGAAACAGATAATATTATTTTACTTAATCCTGACCTTGATGACCTTTTTAATGATAGTATCTATAAATTATCATTTGAAGATAAAGAATATTATATTCCGTTGTGGCACCACGAACTACATTTTTCTCTCCATGATAAAGATTTAATAATAAAATGTGATCCAGAAATACCAAAAAATTGTTGGATTGATGATAGAAATAATATATATTTCTTGTCTAAGATAAATATTAATAATTTGTTTGAACAAGGTTATTGTGATATCACAATATGTAAAAATAAAACAATAAAAATTATGAGTCACGAATTAAAAATAACCAACGAAAAACAGGTTATTATTAAACGAAATGAAGGAATATTAAAAATTAATGATACGCATACTTATGATACAACAATAAGAGGTGATATTTATTTAGAATGTATTTTAGAAAATAGTAAGCCTATTTAATTACCCCCTTGGTTTTCAAAAACTTTATCATTGTATTTCTTGTAAACCAATTAATTTCATCTTTTGCTAGTGTTAAATATATGCTATTTCTATGAAGTCTTTTCCATTTTCTACGATAATTGCCCGACCGTTCTAATATCATATGACTATCGTCTCTTATTCTCCATAAATTTTCTAATGTGCTTTCATTTTCATAATTACAACAAACACAATCAGTAGGTATTGGTATGCTGAATTTCATAGGATCTTTGTTAAAATTTTTCATTATGTCCCTGCAAAATTTCTTATGTGCCTTATTGAGAATATTATACATTTTTCTTTGTTGGTTGGATAAACATCGTCCTCCGCAAGAATTCATCGAGCGCTTTAATCTTGGAGGATGACTATAATTATACATTTCCCTACTATTCATATAATATGAGTCATTTAGAATTTTCATTTTTTTATTTGTTAATGGTGTAAAACCATAATATCCTGACCTTTTCCTCCAAAATCTTTGAAGTTTTATTATTTTTTTTGTATAATAATTATTTGATGGTTTAATAAACAAATTAATAACCAAGTTAATAACCAATAGTTTTTGGTCGTCTGTAAGTTGTGAGTTCATTCTATATGTTCGATAATATAAAATATTTACATTAAAAAATTTATTCAATTTTCTAATTATTCATATTTTATATTTAAATTTCAAAATTATTCCATACAGCCACTCCTATATCATCGTGGTTCCACTTTGGAATTATAACATTGTCTTGTTTTTGAGAAGGATCGGGTGGTAAATGTGTCCAAGGCTTTTCCCAACGTTTTCTTGAGATATTACATAACTCGCTTGCTCCATTTTCTAACAAAGCATTAATATTTTTTTCGTCTTGTTCACACATTACCGGCCAAAATCCATCAGTTGCTGCTATAATTTTATATAAATCGGTTGACTTACGTGGAATTATTTCTGTTTGAAATCCCAATGGTCGATTAAATATACCACCGTGGCCTAATGAACGGGTCATGTTTAGTGATTCTGTAACGCCGAAAATATTTTTAGGTGTAATTGTAAATGTATATGATTTAATATTTTCAATAGTTGTGGGATTGGTAGCTTGAATATCCCAGGAAAATTTCTTTTTAAATAGAGAAATACCACCAATAGTTTTTGGAAGATAATATTCTTCCAGTATCTTGATATCTTCTTTATTGCGAGCATCGTGATCTTTTGTTTTCCATACAATCTGTGATTTTGAAGGATCTGCTGTTGTTCCATAGCTAATAATCTTTGCTGATGAATCGCCAATCCAAGAAATCTCAAAATAATCTTTGTATATCTTTACACACGTAAATGTTGTTCCAATTCTCATAGTTTTTCCTATACCTTCGATGTTTTCACACTCATTAGATAATATTGTTTTCCATTCTGGATTTTGTAGATACTCTCCCCAATTAATATTTGAGAACTTTTTAATAAACAAGTCTTTTTTACCATTACACTTACCGTGAGAATCGGCTACAATAATATAATCAAACAACCCTTCTACTGTTCCACCAGTGGCCCAATCTTGCTTGTTCTCATTTTGAGAAACAGCATATGAAATTTTTTCTAGTTTAAATTTATATGAAGATCCTGTATCAACAGGGGTTTTTTCTTCTACACACATTGGTTTTTTGATAGTAAGAGAAGCCATATTATATTAGATGTTATTGTTATATACTATTCTGTGTTAGTAAAAAAAAATTTCAATTTTCTATTGTAACACTTGACTATAAGTATTTGAATATTATAAAAATATATAAAAAATTTTATAATATCTGTGCTGGTTCCTTTTTGTTATTATATTATTCATATTATTGCTGTATGAAACCAATTATATTATTAATATTCATTATTTTATTTAAGCTTTACTCACTTTCTTCTTGCGACGAACTACTTTCTTCTTTTTAGGCTTCTCCTCTACAACTGGCTCTGGCTCTACAACAGCTGCTTCTTGCTCAACCTCCTCTTCATCCTCATCTTCACTATCCTGTGCTGCTGTATAACTAGTAGTCTCATTCTCTACTTTCTCAGCATATGCTTTCTCCGAATCATCAATAGCCTTAAGAACCATACTCTCAGTATCTCGAGTGCTTACATAATTAACACCTGATCCTACCATATTGTGAGAACGGCGAACGTTAAGTTGAATAACTCTGGTGCTTACTCCAAAACTACCACTTACGAAATACATTGATCCAACTTGAAGAACTCCCTTTACAAATGGTCGGTCGGTCTTTTTAATAAGGTCTAGTGGAGTTTTTGCGTCTTCTCCTTCTCCCTGTGGAAATGGAAGAGTAGTTCCATCCTCTGCTTTCTTACGACTTACTAGATACTCAGGCTTACCATTCATATCATAAATCTCACATTTATATGGAACATCATCTCCTTCGCGATACTGGAACTTGACCTTATGAGAAGGACCATATTTATCATTTTGTTTTACAAAAGAATTCATTAGCTCTTCTAAAATCTCAGCACTCTTAACCTTTCCAAATAGCTGTTCGCTATGCTCTTGTGCGTATTCCTTAATTGCTCGCTCGATACTCATAAGACAATCGTAAAATGCTCGAGTAGCATCACTCCAACGACTATCATCTGCCCCGAAGGCTAGGTTCATAGAAACATTTGTAACGTTATCATCCCAACAAGTTGCTCCCCAAGTTTTAGTAAGAGGAAAATCTAGGTAAAGTGGTTTTCCATTATAAGTAATATTTACTGATTTGCTTCCTTTATCAGTTTTCCTGAATTGGAAACTGAGTTTCTCAACATCGAAATCTTCGACGCGAGTAACATTAGAGGTAAGCTCTTTACGGGTGGTTTCTGCTACGGTAATACTGGACATTCTGGTTATAGTTTAATATTATAAGTTATTTTTTAAATCAATTTTCAGATATTTCTAAAAGTATTTGAATATATTACATCCTTGGAAATGTGATATATTTACAAAATATACATTTTTTTCTACTATTTTTTATATTATTCTTCAATTTTCTACTAATTTTCTCCAAGATTTAACTCCCTAATCGTCATTTTTGGAGAATTATCATTTTTTTTATTACCATAAACTATTGAAGACATATTTTGCACTTGACTTCTAGCTACCTCTGGTAGAGGAGGGGGTGGATTGCCTGGAGGTAATGCCGGTAAATTAGGATAATTATCTTTACCTGTTAATTCATTAGAAAATTTATTTTTATACCATTCTTGTTGTTCAGGTGTCATGTCTAAATTCATGCTATCTATTTTTTTTTGTCGTGGACTTTTTGGAAATCTATTCAGTATACGTTTTAAACTTGGATTATTCATTCCTCCTGGAATACGAGATGCTTGTTCTTCCATATGATTCCTTATTAATTTATTATCTCTTCTTTTTGTTTCGTTATGTCTTATACCACCTATATTCGATGTTTTTCCCAAGTTTTTATTATGAACATTAGGTATTTTATCTTTTTGATTTTTAGAAACCGGTTTTAATTGGGGCTTTAACGCTTTCTTGTTCTTGTATCTTTCTAATTCTTTCAATTTTGCTCTAGTTTTTAATGTGGTAGTCATAACTGTCCAAGAATTTCTATTTTTTCTTTCATTTTTCTCTCCATTTTCTAAATCTACAACTTTTTCTATTTGAGCTTCGGGTAATGTTTTACTACATTTTTTTCTATTGCACAATCCCTTTTTATAACAAAAATATATTCCTCCTGATAATATACAACAACCAACAATACTTGATAATATAATTATAGCAGGTAATAATGGATTCATTTCTTCTATAGTTTTGTTATCAAATTTATTAGTTGATTCATTTAACAATTGACTAGGATATGTGTTATTATATATATTATGTGCTGGACTTGTTGTAGTTGTTGTAGTTGTTGTAGTTGTTGTAGTTGTAACAGGCGAAGGAGTAGTTGTAACAGGTGTCGATGTTGTAACAGGTATATGTGTTGTTGTGGAAGTACTAGGTGAAAACAAGGATATTGAATTATTGGATAAAAAACTGTTTGTATTATTTGTAATATTTTTATTAATAAAAGTTTTATTAATCTGTGAAAAAGAGTTTGAAGTTGTTGAGTTGGAGAGAAATTGTGTAGAATTTGAAAAATTTGTAGATTTTGAAATGTTTTTAATAACATTTTTTATATTATCTATAGGATTGGAGTTATCAGGCAAGGTAATTATGGAACCGTCTGGGGCTTCCATGCACATGTACAACCCGGTAGAGTACATCGGGATATTATTAACACTATTACTCATACCCCATACTCTCCTGCAATTTCGAAAGCTTGTTTCTCCTGATATAACAATTCCATTAAATAAATAAACAAACCACCAAATTATTATTTTTGAATATATCATTACTATTATGCTAAGAAATATCTTAAAGTAATTTTAATAACTTATTTATTAATGATTCTATAAATAATCTAAAAAAAATATAACAAGTATAATTAAATGTCTTCATTAACAAAGATGAATAAAAAGATCACAGAAATAAAAAATTATAAAACAGTAAATCAAATACATTCACCGAAATATTACATAAATAACTATATTTATGAACCAATAAAACATAACTTAAAAAAAAAACGAAAAAAAATAACAAGTGATGATTTTGAAATACCTACTATAGAAGAGTATAATTTTTTATTAAACAAGGGTTATAATGTAAAACAGTTGAAGAATATATGTAAATTTTATAAACAAAAAAAAGGAGGCAATAAAGACGAGCTTATTTTCAGATTATTCAATTATTTAAAATATTCATTTTATAGTAGAAAAATACAAAGAATTTTTCGCGGTTATTTACGTAGGTCATTCGATAATTTAAAAGGTCCCGCATTATACAATAGAGATTTATGTACAAATCCCACCGATTTTTTTACTTTAGAAGAATTAAAAAGCATTGATAATTCACAATTTTATAGTTTTAAAGACAAGGATAATTTCATTTATGGTTTTGATATATGTTCATTATACAATATGATAGTTATTGAAAAAATAAAAGACAATCCATATAATAGAAATAAATTGCCTGTAAGTAAAATTATGAATGATTTAAAATCACTTGTAAAACGAGGTAAAATATATAAAGAAACTCCAAATATTACATTAGAAAATAACATTGACGAACTATCTCCAAAAAAACAAATAGAATTAAAAACACTTGAATTATTTCAACATATGGATAATAGAGGATTTATTACTAATCCCGGATGGTTTTTACATTTAAATAGAATATATGTCAAAAGATTTTTAAGAGAACTAGCAGACGTATGGGATTATAGAGCACAAATAGATGAACAAACAAAGAGAAAGATTAATCCACAACACGGGAATCCTTTTTTTGGGTTTAATATTAATGTATTATTACACAAACCATATGAAGTCCTTCAAAAAAGAATTTTGGATCTTATAGAAATATTTATTACAAAAGGGAGTGATAACGATTCTAAATATTTGGGAGTATGTTATGTACTAGGAGCACTTACAACCGTAAGCCATGATGCTGCAATCGCCTTACCATGGTTGTATAGTGCTTTTGGACAACCAGTTCAACAATAAAAAGTATTTTATTACCTTATGTGAGGTCAAAATAAATAAAATAAATATTAATTTCTCTAAAGGACTTAAAAAGAGCCCGCTTTAGTAAATCATAAGATGCCAAAGAAAACATCGACGAAAACCAAATCCTCAAAGACCACTAAAGCAAAGACTACTAAGTCTGTTGTTCAGGAAACCGCACCAGTTGCCCCTTCCACTAAAAATCAGGTTGCTACAGCACCCGCAGATGCCCCACCTACCGTTGCGGACCAGTTCACTGCTCTTCTAGCACAACTATCCGTTCTCCGTTCTCAAGTAACTAGTATTACTAGCCAAGTCCGAACACTTTCTAAAAATCATGAGCGTGAGATTAAAGCTGCTTCCAAAATGGCCCGTAAGAAACGCAAAACTGGAAACCGTCAGCCAAGTGGTTTTGTTAAGCCTGCCGTAATCAGTGATGAGCTTGCTGGGTTCCTTGGAAAGACCAAGGGAACTGAGATGGCTCGCACAGAGGTAACTCGTGAGATTAACTCTTATATTCGTGCTAACAAACTTCAGGATCCTAAAAATGGTCGTCGCATTCTAGCAGATGGAAAGCTTCGCAAGCTTCTTAAACTTAAGAAGTCAGATGAGCTTACCTATTTTAACCTTCAACGATACATGAGTCCACACTTCCCCAAGAGTGGTGCTGCTGCTAAAGCGGCTGCTGCTAAAGCCGCCGCCGCCACCGCATCGGCTTAATCCCCTTATCCTCTAATTTTTAACCAAATCAACCAAGTAATTAAATCATAAGATTTTAAAAAATTTTATGATTATACTATTATTCAAATACTTATCTACGCTTAGATCTACACCTCTTTTTATGCTTCTTTTTACGATACTTTCTACACAATTTTTTTAAAGCTGTTTTTACTTTATTTTTATCCATACTACTCATATATAACTAAATAATTTATCTAATAATCATAGATAACAATACCATACCAACCAATACACACAATCCTATCCAAGTTAATTGTTTCCATGCTTCATCTATAAAATAACCACAATTTTCTAGACATTCATATCTTTTTATTTCTTCTTTCTTATCTTCTAATGCGTATGATAATATTATTAATCTTAATTCTGGTATTGTAAATACTTTTTCTTCTGGATTAATGTAATACATTAAGCTATATTAAATATAGCTTTTATTCCCTTATGATCTGTCGCATCACTTGATCCAAATGTATACGCTGAATCAATACTTATATTTTCACCCTTAAACCAAATATAATCTATACATTTTTCAGGATTGATACTTGGAAATGTATTTAGTTCTTCATTACATGATTCATAACAACTACTTTTATACCCCACCGTGTTCAAATATTTATAAAAATCATTATCTTGCGTTTCATTAAAATCTCCAGAAATAATCACATTATCCTTTTCTTCACAAAATTGTACGATTTCTTTTATTTCATTATAACGTTCGTCTTTATCTGCTTTATTCTCACCTGGAGGTAAATGTACATTCACAAATCTTATTGGTTTTTCATTATATATAAAATCTATATATTGAATAGAACGTTTCCCTATATATTTTGATTTTACTATTCCCCTTACGTTCTTATTTAATATAGTTAACATACCAACAAATGCCCAAACACATAAAAATATTATAGGGCATAACGCCACGATAATTATAAATATATATGGATGACTAAAATATATATCTTTGATAACTTTACCATATGAACTAAATATCCAACTACATAACCATAATAATTTATTCATTAAATACTCAAATACAATGTAAATATATTTTTTATATTTTGGAAAAGTTTTAATTATACCATTATAAAGTATATTTCTCTCCAATAATCCGTTATGGAAATATTTTAAATCTGTATTTTTTAAAAATGTATGGATATCAGTTAAAGCATCGCTAAACGGTAATGTTGCTTCTTGTAAAGCCATAATATCCGTATTTTCCATTTCTACTTGAAGCGTCTTATTTATATTATCCACTCTTTTCAACCAATTATCATGTATAAAATTTATGTTCCAAGTTAAAACACTTAACTTCATTACTATAGAACTGTAAAAAAAATATTTTATATTTACTCACTCAAACAAATATAAATCTCTCTTTTTCCAATAAAGCAAATAAATCACGTTTATTAATATATTCTTCACTTTTAATCGCAAAATAAGGATATTTTTTTAATTCTTTATCTATATCCTGGTATATATTTAAAATATTTATTGTTTTATCATAATTTTCATCCGTTAAATTATTATGTATCTTTAACCAATCACCGAATTCCATAAATTTACTCTTTTTATAACAATTTAAATAATAAAATACATTTTTATTACTCTTTAAGTAATCTGTTCCAGACATAACACATAACAGTTGAAAATTGTACAAGTTTATTTTCAACTTTTTCAAAATATCCTTCAAATTATATTGCATTATAGTATGATTAATTAAACTTATATATCTAAATACAACAGGACACCCATAAGCAAATAAATCCATATCTTCAGTCAACACCCCATATACTTTATTTTTTTTTACAAGTGCAGCACATAATTTATCAGCTTCCCCTTGTGCTTCTATATATTGAAATCCCATACTTTTAATTAAACTCTTAATATTTACAATATCTGCTTTTCGGATTCTTACAATAGACCTTTTTAAACTTTCTAATTTTTTCTCTTGATGTTTATTTGGATTGTCTCCAAATTTTTCTTTCATTTTATCTATTTTTTTCCAAGTTTTCTCACGAGTTTCTCTGCGTCTATTTATTTCATCCCTTTTTTCTTCAGGTGGTTTCCCATCAAATACAAATAATGGAATAATATTATACTGTTTAAATATCGAGCACATCAAATAAAATTTTTCTAATAACCCTCCCATAGATTTAAATCGATACAAATATATACTTGTATCGATGCATATTTTTTTATTATATAATTGTTGTAGGTGAACTTTATTAACACAGTCACCGCATTCTGTTTTTAAAAGCTTACTTAATAGTTTTACACCCATTGTTGTTTATACTATATTTATATGTAACAAAAATAAATCAATTTTATACCTTATCCTGGCATATAGTCATTCTTGTAGTTAAATTTATCATATCTTTATTTGTATTTTTATATTTTCCACGTATTTTACGGTATTTAATTTCCATATCTTCTATTATATGTGTTAATCCCCGTTTTTTATACGTATCTTCAAAATACTTTCCAAACCTTCGTAAATTTAATTGATTCTTATGAAATCGAATTGACGATATATTATATTTTTCACACCAAAATAAAAATTTATCATAATCATATAATAAAACACTTTTAATAATATAGTAACATAAAACATTAGTATCTTCCTTGTATAATACATTTTTTAAAGATTTTGAACAAACTCTATCACTTACCAAATCCTTATAACGCAATCCCATATAATCCAATATTTTTACTAATTGAAATAAAGAAAAAATCCTTTCGAATTGAATACAAAATTCACTATATAACCCAAATTGTTCGTAATCACTTTTATCATCTAAAATATCATATGATATAAAACAGCTATTTAATATAGTAGCCCAATATTCACTATATGCCTCACTTATTTCATAATCACTTTTTACCTTTAACATATCTTTTATTTTATCTTTCAATAATAAATAACTTATTCCTGAAAAATCCAAACATAAACTATGCATTAATTCGTGAATTAACACTTTTTTCCACTCTTCCTCTCGAAATACTAAAACTTCCCCTTTTTCTATACAAGCAAATGTTAAAGCACTATTCACATTTTTTTGATCCAACGTTTTTATTTGATTTTTTGGTAAAGTCTTTTTCAAGTCTGTTAAAAATAAATCTATCTTTATTTCCTTTACTTTTCTTGTAGTAGAAGTATAAAACAATAAAAATCTTAATATACGTAATGCTTTTTTTATTCTATCATTTACTAATTTTAAATTATTAAATTCACTTTGTTTAAATATAGCATAGTTAATTTCCACATCTACAGAACATAAATTTGTCGTTGCTTGTAAATAACCCTTCATATTTTTACGAATATAATCTTTTGCGCTATCTGGAATATATTTACCCTCCATTAATTCAGGATAATTCTTTCTTTTAATTAATTTCGTTTTTATCATATCTTGACTATCATAACGTTCCACCAAACCATCCGCTATTTTTATATCCCACCAAAATTGTTTAAAAATTCTATCCATTGAATTTTGGTCAGTTGATGTTATTTTTTTTGAAAACTTATCAAAATCATTCAAAAAATATTTCATTAATACTTCACTTGTTTTTGAAAACGACATAACAATTATATATATTATTACATATAATTGTTTTTAATGCTTTTTCCAACAAAATATTTGTTCCTTTTCCATCCGTTTAAAATCTTCAGGACCACCAACTCTACCAGCTATTGAATAAACATCTTTTTTATCAGACTTTTTCCATTTTTTCTTTATTTTAGTATACATAATATCAGGCATATTCAAACATATATGCTTTCCCTTTGGAAGATGTTTATATATTTCCTTCAATGTTGGTATCATAAATTCATCATAGAATTTTTCAGAATCATCTATTTTTATTTTTGAACTACTATATGGCTGTTTCACTTTTTCTCCCTTCTTTTCATAATTCTCCATATTTTCATATACTTCTAAATATTCATAAGGTGGGGATGTAAAGACAAAATCATACTTTAACTTTGAAATTTTTACTGTCTCTGCCTTTTTAAATATCATTTTCACATTACTTTTTGAATATGGTTTTAACGTTTTGATTATCTTATCATATCCAGGTTTTAAAGCAACATTAGCATCTATTCCCGTATAATCAATATCCATAGCCATAGCAGCTATTAAACGTGCTCCCCAGCCTGCCGTGAAATCTAATACCTTTGTTGCTTTATTTTTTTTATATGAACATGCTGCTGCTGCCGGTCTCATCGTATTTATAGAACCCCATTGTAATTCAATAGCACCGCGAATACTACTATCAATTGTACGTTTATATTTTTGATTATATAAACGTTTGGCGAATTTTATTACCTTTCCCCGTGCTACTTTATCTTTCCACCGCTCATAATGAGATTTATTTCTATATTTTGTCTGTTTACGCATTTTTTCAGTTCCATAATCTACTGCTCTATTACCAAATACTGATTTACTATTAAAGTCATCTTTCTTGACCATTTCACGCAATTTTTTGAAATCTTCTATAGCATCCGTTTTAGTAATTATTCTATATGGATAACTTGTATCCGTAAATGTTCTATCCTTCTTTTTACGCGTTTTGTTTTTCTTCTTCTTTTTCTTTGATTTTCGTCCCTTCTTTTTCTTGCCTTTTGTCTTTTTCTTACGACGCTTTCGTGTTTTCTTTTTACTAAAGAAAAATCCTCCACCTTGACTTGCAGCACTTACAGTTTCTATATATTCTTTTATTATTGTTATTAATGTTTGTTTATCGTTTCCCAAATAATAAGCTCCTTTCATAGCATAAGAAATTGGTCTCTTATAACCAGAATTAGCCGAACCATTTATAGCAAAAAATAATTTACCTTTTTTTACTGGATCCATTTCTAATCCATCAATTACATTCATTGCTCCCTTTTGCGTATCATTTAAAACATAACCAGGTGCTTCTTTTTCATCTCTCATTATTTCATTAAATAAGGTAGGACTATTATCTATAAGCCATTGGTTCATTACATCTATATGGTCGTCTCCCTCTTCCTCTTCCTCATTTTTACTATCACCATCACCACTTTTATTACTTTCCTCTTCATCTTTTTCTTCAAAATCTAAATGAACTTTATATAAATCTCTTAATTCTTCTTCTGTTATTCCTCCAAATGATGATATAATATTCTCTTTCCATTTACTATATTTCTCATCCTCATCTCTTTTTCTTTTATTACCCAAACTACTCATAAATTTATATTATATAGACATTATAAATTTATTTTGATTTCTTTTTAATTCTATGTCTTATACGCATAGTATCATAAAATACAATAGGAGGAGGTCTATCTTCCTTTTTAGCACGACTAACAATATAATGTAATAATTTAGCATCCTTTGTTGCTAATAATACATTGCGTTCTATTTCGTTTTCTTTATTTTCATATTTGGCTTGTTGGCCCTTTTCCATTACTTCTTCTCTATTTTTACCATCAAAGAAGTCTTCATCCATTACAACATCCTTCGGTCTTCTAAAAACAATCTTTGATTTCTTTGTCTCTGGATCCTTTTTTCTAACTATACCTGTTTTTCCACCAGCACCTAAAGCCATTTTAGGGTCTTTACAAATTACAGATTTGCTATCCATGCTAAATACATTATAAAAATCAGGATTATTTTTCTTAAACTTGTTAGCATGATAATAGTGTTCTACTGAAGCCCAATTCTTACCATCAAGTTTAAATAATGGAACTACATTTCCCGTGTCATCTCTCTTAATATGCATATTAGACAATACTTTTCTCCATTCTTTCATTTTTGTTAATGGAACGTATTTTTCAACATCACCTTCGGCAATTTTTTCTCCTGCTCCTTTACCAGGTTTTTTATCTGCTGATTTCGAATAAAATACAAAATGAGTTTCATCACTAAATAATTTTCCGTCTTCAGGAGTAGGAGTTGGCGTAACTTCCGGATTAACATCATCAATATCTATTTCTCCATCATCAACACCATCTTCTTTCTTTTCATTACCCATAAGTTCATCTAATTGTTTTTCTTCTGGGACCTTAATTTGTTGTCCAATTAAACGAGCAAATTTTGGAATATAATTATATAATGATTTACCACGAGATTTCATACATCTATTTACAATTTGTGTTTTTAATCCGTAAGGAATTTCGTGGAACCTAAATATACCTTTACCTTTGTATCTTATTAATTTGTAATGATTTCCAGTATGTTCCATTACAATATAATATTTGGGTTTAAAATAACCCTTATCTTCTATTTCTTGTTGAACAAAATTGCCACAAACCAATGGTGGATTTCCGTTGCGCCAATTAATACTTGAAATAATAATAAGTTTGGTATTTAATGCTATTTCCATTACATCACTTGTTACAGAATCTGCCCAAAATTCACAAGCCATCATTTTTGTTTTTAATTTATCCAAGCTTGTTAATCCCTTCATCCATTTAATATCAGCCCAGTTAATTTTTGCTTCTTTTAATTCCCGTTCTAATCTATCTGCTTTCTCCTTCAATTCTGTATATTTTTTCTTTTCTTTTCTTGCTTCAATCATTTCCTTATTTCGAGTGGGAACGTCTTTTTCCTTCTTAGCACTTCTAACTAACTTATTATATTTTTTTTTACTTTCACTTTTTTTAGCCTTTGTATCTGGAATTTGTCGTCTAATATCAGTTAATTCATTTTTTAACATTGTATATCGTTCTTTATAATTTTGATATTGTTCTTGAGTTGTATTTTCAGTCAAAATTTCTCTTAACTTTTTAACACTTATTTTTTTATTAATATTTTTAAATCCATCACGAATAACAGCAAAAAAACAATCTCCATTTGATTCTACATCTGTTATAGTATAATTATTATTATGTAAGAATTCTTGTATCCAACTGCTTTGATTTGCTTTATCGATAGGTTTTTTATATTTCTTTCTTTCTTTCTTTTCATCTTTATCAGTTTCACCTGTTGTGAAAAAATCTTCGTCATCAACGTTATCTTCTATGTTAAGATCTACTAAAACAGGTGGTGGATTTGATAAGGTAGGGCTTGTGGTTTCAGCATTTAAATCATCGTCTTCTTCCTCTTCATCATTGTCTTCTTCACTCTTTTTATCGTCTTCATCCTTCTCCTCTTTTTCATTTTTTTTAGCTTTATCTTCTTCACTATCAACATCTTCATCATCATCGACTTCTTCATCATCTTCATCATCTTCGTCATCTTTAGTTTTTGAATGTTCATCTTCTACTAAAATTTCATTTTTCATACATTGTTGTAAGTATGATTTATCGACAAATGTATACAACAAAGGACCCTTCAATTTAGATATATCTAAATCTCCATCTTCATCCAAGTATTTTCCCTTGTCATATTTTTTTTTGGAAATTTCATAAACCCCAATTTGGTATATTTTATCACTTTCATCTACAATAATATAAACTGGACAATATAAAACTTTTTTTTTTGAGAAATTATATTTAATATTACCTAAAGCTATTACAACATCTATATCAAAAATCCTAATTTGATACATACTGACATCTTGTCCTTTATCTTCATCGTCTATTATTTTTCTTTCAGGATATGAAACATCACTATTAATAATTGAAACAACCATTATAATTTATTCTAATATTAAATATTTTGATAAGTAACTATCGTTGGAAATTTCATCAATATAAAACCAAAACATCTTTCTACGTTGTACTATATCTGTATTTTCTTCTGCCTTTTCAAAAATAACAATATCTTCTGCTAAGTCTTCCTTCTTTTTTTTTCTTGTTTTAATATCGTAATACCCACATATAAATTCTAATTGTTTTTTTGTATAATTATCTTTATAATCCAATACTTCTGCAAAATATAAATCACTATATAAGTCTGTGTCTTCGTTTGGAAGATTTTCAGCCTTACTATTTACTTGTTCTAATAAATCATCATAAGTAACATTTGTTTCTTTTTTTTGTGAAATATCAGCATCAACTAATGAAAAAAACATATTTTTTCGCTCCATTTAATATAATTAATTATATCACTAACTATTTATATTAAAATCATATATTTAATCTTCATCTTCACTGCTATCTTCTTCTAATTCCTCTACAATATCTAAAAATTTAAATGAAGTTTTATTTGATAATCCTGGATAATTTCTTACATTATATCCAGATATAATCTCAATATCCTTAAATATATTTCTGTGTGATTTCATTAATTTAAAACTAGAAATACTACTTTGTATCATAATAACTAAGTTCGCTGCTATTTCATCCAAAGCATTTTCATTTTCTTTTTCATCAACATACAAATGGATTTTCTTAAGAAAGTCTAACATAATTTTTTCCATCTTTTCTAACTCAATAATTTCATATTCAACACAAATCATCAGGAATTTACTTAATGCTTTGCGTTTTTCATTTTTCTTCATAATATCACAAAATTTATCATAATTCTCCTTAGCATCACAATATTCAAAGGTTTCAAATAGAGAACTAAAACTATCAAAATTACTAACACATACATTTTTCATAATAGGATAGGCTTTAATTAATTCTTTATATAATTTTACATATACCTCGGAAAGAAACCTATTAGCACTTCCTATTTCAAATATACTTGCTCCAATTTTAGATAAATAATCATCTTCATTATTTTCAACGATATCTTTAATAACAAGTTTAATTTCATTGCTTATTTCTTCGTAATTATCACCAGTTAATTTATTTAAATAACTTCTAATTTGATCCATTTGAGCCTCTAAACCTTCCATATTTTTATCTAATGTTGTAGTTTTAAAATTGCGAATAGTTTCCCAGGAAGAACTTGTAATATTTTCATTTACCTTTTTCTTTTTATTATTATGATAATTATATCTCTTAAATACAGGTGTTTTTTGGTAACTAGGCGCGCCAACTCTATTAGCTAGTTTATTAATTTTTTCTATTACTAGAGATTCTAACTCAGGAATATTTCCTGAACGTTCTTTATTAATAAAATCATTGAGTGAATATATTTGACTTGGTACTAAAACAGACATCTTATAATTGTTATATAATGTTTATTTTTTATATCAATTTTAATAACATAAAATTGAAAATGAACTTAAATATAAATAATCAATACTATCTACGATGACTTCCCTTACAGAACCCGAAACCACCACTACATCTACTACTAAGAAATATGAAAAATATGAGATATCATCTTGGGATGATACTAATTTGAACCTTGATACAAAACTTTTACGAGGTATTTATGCTTTTGGATTTGAAAAACCTAGTTCCATTCAATGTAAAGCTCTTCACCCTATGGTAACTACTGGAAGAGACATTATTGCTCAAGCACAGTCAGGAACCGGTAAAACTGGTGCTTTTACAACTGGAATCCTACAAATTTTAGCAAATATTGGTTATAAAAGCAAAGATAATAAAATTACAAGTGCTATTATTTTAGCACCTACACACGAACTTGCTAAACAGATTAAAGAAGTATTAGAAAATATTGGTAGATTTATGAAAATTACTGTTCAATTACTCGTTGGAGGAACTTCTGTAGAAAACGATAAAAAAAATCTAACAGAAAATACACCACATATTGTAGTAGGAACACCTGGTAGAATTCATGATATGTTGCGAAGAAAATATCTTAATGCTAATAATTTCAAAGTATTGGTTATTGATGAAGCAGATGAAATGCTTTCGTCAGGTTTTAAAGAACAAATGTATAAAATCTTCCAATTTGTTCCTAACAACATGCAAATAGGATTATTTAGTGCTACAATGCCGACAGATTTACAAGAACTTACTAATAAATTTATGGAAACACCTATTAAAATTTTAGTTAAGGCAGAACAACTCACACTTCAAGGTATTGCTCAATATTTCATCAATATTGATGATGATGTAAGTAAATATGAAACTATTAAAGATATTTTCAGTAGCCTTTCTATCGCTCAGGCGATTATTTACTGTAATAGCACAAGACGTGTAGATGACCTATGCGAGGCAATGATTGGAGATCAGTTTCCCGTTAAAAAAATCCATGGACGAATGGGTGAAGATGAAAGAAAACAGACCTTTAGTGAATTCAAAAGTGGAAGTTGTAGAGTATTAATTACATCAGATTTATTCGCACGTGGAATTGATGTTCAACAAGTCAGTATTGTAATTAATTTTGATATTCCAAAAAGTGAACACACATATCTACACAGAATTGGTCGTTCAGGTAGATGGGGTAGAAAAGGAATCGCTATCAACTTTACTAGCAAACATGATATTCAGAGACTTAAAGGATTTGAGGAATATTATCAAACTAGTATTGTAGAGATGCCTGCTGACTACACAAGACACCTTGACCTTTAAATTATATAAGTTATTAATTTAATAAATATTTAATCGTTTAATAAATTTTTTCTTTTTCTTTTTTGATTTTAATATGTTCAAAGAAGAAAATTGTTATAATAATAATTGTTTTCAATTACCAATAGAATTTTTAAATAATAAACAAACATTAAGTGAAAATTTAATTGATGATTTAGAACTTACTGAAACTATTCATGAGGATACAAATCCTATTTATAATTCTGTTTTTAATCCATCTACTGATATAGGACAAGAATCTATAAAAAGTTGGTCTAAATATTACACTACAGACAAGAAATTTTTAAGAGATTCGCAAAAATTATATAGAAACGCTAACTCCATACCTTTCAATAAAATACAAATTGAAAAAATGTTACATTCTTGGAAAAATATTAGAAATCAAAACAACTTTTTAGAAAAATATCAATATGTTGATTTTCAAAAATTACTTTTCCTTAATAAATCTACTACTTTTCTCTCCATTTTAAGTTTATACAATATATCTTCTCCCATAGCCACATTAATAGCACCATTTTTCGTTCTACTCTTACCGTTTGCTGTTTTGAAAGTTATGAATCTTCCTATAACTTGGAATAGTTATTACAAAATACTTATTGAAAATATAAAACATCACGCAATTGGTAAACTATTATTTTCATTCAGCGAAGTTGCTTTGGGACAAAAAATATACATACTCTTTCTTTTAGGAATGTACTTTTATAATATATATCAAAATATCATTAGTTGTTATAGATTTTATATTAATGCTAGATACATTGCTGAAGAATTCGAAACACTAAATGAATATTTAGATTATACGAAAAATAAATTCAAATTATATTTAAAATTAACAAAAGATTACAAAACCTATAAACCATTCAATAATAAACTGAAGGATTACTTGAATAGAATAGAAAAATTTCATTATGAAATTAAATCCATACCCACTAATCAAACTCCGTTACAAAAATTTATATATATAGGAAAATCTATGAAATACTTTTACATTTTATATGAATCTCAAGAACTTGAAAACTTAATAAGTTTCACCTTTGGATTTCACGGATATATAGACACTATTTTAGGAATTAATAAACAAATAAAGGCAAAAAAAATTAATCCTATTACATTTTCAAAGTCAAATAAATTTAAACTTAAAAATATGTTTTATCCAAATCTTGAAAATCCTATTAAAAATGATATTGATATTTCAAAAAATCATATTATTACTGGTCCAAATGCGGCTGGTAAAACTACACTTATTAAATCAGCTATTATAAACTTATTAATCAGTCAGCAAATTGGTTATGGTTATTTTGATAAAGGTATTTCAGGAACCTTCAAACATATACATTGTTATTTAAATATTCCAGATTCTTGTTCGCGAGACAGTTTATTCCAAGCAGAAGCCAGAAGATGCAAAGTAATTATTGATAAAATAAAAGACAATCCAAATGATACACATTTTTGTATTTTTGACGAATTATATTCAGGAACCAACCCATATGAAGCCATAAGCAGCGCTTATAGTTACTTAACTCATATATCTAAAAATAAAAATGTTAAATTCTTACTAACTACTCATTTTATTAGATTATGTGACCTTTTAGAAAAACATAAAAATGTAGTTAATAAATCTATGAAAACTTCTGTTGTTAATAATGATCCTACTTACACATATAAAATTACTGATGGAATATCCAAAATAAAAGGCGGCGTTTGTGTGTTAAAACAACTTAACTATCCCGAAGAAATAATAGATAGCACAAATAAAATTTTACAAAAATTATAATTTTACGTTTAATTATAATAAATTTAATATAATTAAACATTAAGTAAATGGTTTTCTCAAGACAACTAGTAATTAGCATCGGTGTTAGCGCACTTAGCGCAACATTATTATTTTTATATTTTAGAAATCGAATGACAAATGTTGAAAGAAAGGTCGATGTTATGTTTGACTTAATCCAAAGTCATGAAACAGATAGACAACAACAATTATCACAATCCTATATGGCTAACCGGAATGAAGAACAAGTCCCTTCTTCACAATATACAGAAAATTTGAATTCACAAAATAGTCAAGAAAGAAATTTAATAGACGTTTCAGATGATGATGATGACGATGATTCTGAATATGACTCCGAAGACAGTAGAGAAGTTAGTGATAATGAAGATGATTTAGCAGAACGTATTAAATTAGTAACAACTGATATTGATTTACAAGAAGCAGAAGAAGAAAAAAATGTTGTTGTTTTAGAAACCACAAACAACGACCCTATTTCTATTGACGAAAGTGTTCAATTGGAAGAAGTAACTAATAATTTAGAAGAAGATAATGATACTACTGATAATAAAGAAATTGTCCAAAAAGTCGAAGAAGAAGCAGAAGAAGACGAAGAAGCAGAAGACAGTTTAGTAGAAGATAGTTTAGAAGAAGACAGTGAAAGTGATACTGAACAAGAAACTCTAGAAGAAAAAACTCATATTCAATATAGTAAACTTAGAGTTTCCGAACTTAAGGCGCTCGCTGAAGCTAAAGGGCTTTTAAATTACAAAAGTCTTAAAAAACAACCCCTAATTGATTTAATTATAGCATCAGAATAATTTTATAAAGTTATGTATATAAATGAGTTGGGCAACTTGCTATGAAGGATCTAATAATATACATTTTAATATTCCACCATCAATGAATGATGGAAGGCTTTTTTCCAATTATGAAACCGCTTGTAAAACAAATAATCAATTAAAGAAAAATTTAGGAATCACAAATAACTATCAATACAGACAATGGTTGATTCATAATGGAAATGAAATTGCTAAAAAAAATAATGAATTGGCTTGTGGAGATTGTAGTCAATGTATCAAAGAAGCGTCACAAGCTCCAAAAACACAGAAATATTTATATAAAAATTGTGCTGACTTTTCTAGACCATATGGATATGAAAATAGTGACCTCAAAAACATGTATGTTTCTAGACAAGCACAAAATTCAAAACTACAATCTCCCCTTTTAACACAAGAGCAACTATTACTTTCAAGAGCTTCCAAATGTTCGATAGGAAATGCTAATAGTGCTGGACCAATGAAATCTTGTTCATCTAACAAGTTTGATTAATTTATTATTTTAATTACTAATTGACTTAAAATAATAAAAACATATAATTTAAGTAATGAAAGTGTTGTCTATAGATGTAGGTATGAAAAACTTAGCGTATTGTTTATTTAATATCAAAGATAATTTAGAATATAATATTGAATTGTGGGATGTTATTGATTTATGTAATGAAAAAATTCATATGTGTGGAGAGAAAAATAAAAATGGTAAATCTTGTAAAAAAAAAGCAAAATTTTTCAAAAAAGAAAAATATTATTGTAAAATTTGTGCCCGTGAAAAGAAATACAAGATACCTACCCCTGAATTTAAAAAGCAAAAAATTAAAAAACTTAAATTCGCACCATTAAAGGATTTCGCAAAAAATAAACTAGAACTTAACCACGAAAAAAAAATTAAAAAAGCTGTTTTATTTGATTTAGTAATAGAACACGTTGAAAAAAATTATTTTAATTTTATTGAAAAAATAAAAACAAAGGACTTCAACTTAGTAACATATGGTAGAAATTTAAAAAAAAAATTTGAAAATATTCTAAAAAATATAACTATTGATTGTGTTATTGTTGAAAATCAAATAGGACCACTTGCTCTTAGAATGAAAACACTTCAAGGAATGATTATGCAACATTTTATAGAAAAAGGAATTCCACTCGTAGAAGAAATATCCGCATCTAATAAATTAAAAGAATTTTTAGGTAATAAAAAAACAACTTATTCAGAAAGAAAAAAATCTGGAATTATTATTACTAAAAAACTTATATGTGAAAATAACAACTTACACAAATGGAGTGAAGTTTTTAATAAACATAAAAAACAAGATGACCTAGCAGATAGTTTTTTACAAGGAAGATGGTATCTTAAAAATACTCTTTTAAAGGAATAAAATATATATTGTGCGGATTACTTAAAATTAAAAGTTCTAGTTATAGCATAAAGCATGGAAGAAATTTCATTAAATTTAGCAGAACCTACTTTATCTGTTACAGAAGCTGGAACAGGAGCTATTAAAATTAGTGTTGACTCTCCTAAGAGGAGTGTTAATTTTGGCCCTGGTGCTGAAATGCTCATGAATCAAAGTAAATCTAAAACGTCATCACCAAAGGCAGATATTAATCTCGACGACATCGGTAATCTAGATAGTATAGATTTAAATGCTAAGCCCTCTGAACCAAAAGTCAAGAGACCTTCTTTTACAGATGTAACTAGTAATTTATTTGGAGGTGGTTTCAAAAATAATGAAGATAGTGGTATTAAACTTCAAATTAATGAACCCCCAACATCATCTAAATTTAATTCAAACCCATTACCAGGTGCTACATCAAAAGTTAAAACAGAGACAAGTGATGGATTTAAAACTTTTAATGAAATTCCTGTTACACCAGCAGCACCACCTGCTCCTGTTAGAATGAGTCACGAAGAAACTTTAAGAGAAAAACTGAAACTTTTAAGAGCTTTAGAAGCACTTGAAAAAAAAGGAATTCAACTTACTAAAAAATATACGATGGATTCTCCCTTAGCTGAAATGAAAGGAGAATATGAAACCATTAAAGCCGATGGTGAAAAGAAAAGCAGTATTAAATTTCAAAGACAAATGATGCTTGCTGCTGTTAGTGGATTAGAATTCCTTAATGGACGATTTGACCCATTCGATATCAAACTTGATGGATGGTCTGAAGCTGTTCAAGAAAACGTAGAAGAATATGATGATGTCTTTGGCGAACTCCATGAAAAATACGGAGGAAAAACAAAAATGGCACCAGAGATTAAATTATTATTTATGCTTGGAGGTTCCGCTGCTATGCTTCATATGACCAACACAATGTTCAAATCAGCAATGCCTGGTATGGATGATATTATGAGACAAAATCCTGAACTCATGCAACAATTTCAAAATGCTGCTATGAATACTATGGGACAACAAAATCCCGGATTTGGTAACTTTATGGGAGGAGTTATGGGAGGACCACCTCCTATGACTATGCCTCCTATGGGATCTCCTCCTGGACCTGACGATTCCATGAGACAAGTTCCCCCCAGAATGAGTCGTCCAAGAACTAACAGACCAGATATTGAAATGAGTAGAAATAATACATTTAATGATGCTATTGACCCAAGAGATAATTTTAAACAAATTAAAAAATCATCCAGAAGACCCGAAATGAAAGGACCTTCTGACTTAGATGATATTTTATCTGGACTTAAAACTAAAAAAATTAATCTTAAAAATCAAAAAAGCAAAGATAGCGCAAGTGTCGTGAGTATTAGCGAACTCAATGAAATGAAAGATTCTTTAGACAAACCCAAAAAAACTAAAAGAAAACCTAAATCTGAGCGCAATACTATTTCATTAAACTTCAATTAATATAACTTCAATTGACCAGTTAATTTATCTATTTTTTCATCACGATCCGGTCCAACAAATCCTACCGTTTTTGTTCCAGGTAAAACTTCTGTTAAACCCGCATCCACAGTATGACCGCAATTAACTCCTTTACGCTCCGCAATATCCATTATATACATCATTGTTTTCTCATTTGGAACCTTTAATATTACTATCTTTTCACCATCTGCTTTCCATTTGAAGAAAAGTTGACTCTGTGTATAAGCCTTAACACTAGCATCTACCATAGCATGACTTACTTGAGCCAATACCTTACCTTTACTCATTTTTAAATCATCGCGGATTAATATGCACATTTTAAAACTCATTTTTTAAACTATTAATATAATTTAAAAAATATTCAATTTATTTATATGGTACTAGGAATGATTTTATATGAAGGAGTTGATTTGGCCTACAATGCTGTAAAATTAACTTATAATGGTATTACTGGTGTTTATAATTGGTATTATCAAGTTGAAGAACATGAAAGAGAAGAACATCACAAAGAAGCGCAAGAAATGATAGATCAACTTAAATTACTTAATAATAGAGTTAAAGAACTTGAAGATAAACTTACCGAAACACCCAAAAAAACATAATAATATTAATTATTTCCTTAATATTATTCTTATTTATTATCAATATAATAGCCTATACCCATATCTCCATTTTTAAATACATATCCCTCCTTTGCCCCTCTAAATGTATCACTTGGAATAAAATCAATATTTTCTTCTTCTACTATTTCTACTTTTTTCTCCTTGTTTTGTGAATTAAGATAGTAATATACAATACACAAAAGTATAATACCAAAAAACATATATATTATCATTTAAAGTTATCATCTATAAAATTTTCAACATTTTAACTTAACGACGCCTCTTAGTTCTTTTTTTTCGGTTCCTTTTTCGCGATTTTCGATAATCATTCTTAATATAATTTAATCTAAGGGTTCTTCTCTTCTTTTTATAATTCTTTCTTTGTGTTTTCATCTTTCTTCTTCCTCCTCTCCTTACTTCTGTTCTACCAGAATTTTTATTCTCTTGATACGTACGTAGCCTATTCTGACTGGCTAATCGATTATTAAGGACTTTCTTCATACGCATTTCACGAACTTCAACATTACTTAATGTAGGTGTCGCTTTTTTTTTTAATACACCAAAAGCATTATTTAACAAATTCATTTTATTTGGACAACTTGAACCACTTACCATAGAATTTTCAAATTTATCTACAAGTCCTGATAGAACTCCTTGTTTTTCTCCTTCCTTTAATTTCGTCTCTACACCTAATTCTAAATCTACTTCAACCTCTAGATCTATTACCAATTGTTCAACTTCCTTATCAAATTTATCTAGTTTTTTAAATTTCCAATTTCTTCCATCTTTTGTTTTTTTGATATGAACATCATTAATAACAAATTGTTGATTTTTTGGAGGCTTTACCATTTCATCAATCTCCTTTTTATGATCCAATTTACCCTTCGAATATTCTGCTTTAATTACTATAGGAATAAATTGTAATTTTCCCTTATTTTTTAAATTTTTATTTAATTTACTATAATTACCTTGATTATCATTTATATCAATTGGAGTTTCCACCATTTCGTTAGGTTTCAATACCTTTGCCCAATCATTATCTTGTGTTTCACTATCTGGTATTTTTACTACAATATCTTCACCGCCAATATTTACTGTTATTTTTTGTCCGCGTTTTGCTCCTCTAGGAACAGGAAAGCGTGCTTTTAATCTTTTACCTTGTCCTAATATTTTTTTTTGATATGTTCCCTTATTTGGAGTAAAACCCGTTTTAACCATCCGTTCAACCATATCATCTAAATAAGTATCCAAATTCATATCAGCATTATCTGGCGCATATATCCTTTTGTTAATCAAATCATAATCAGGATATTTAGGTTCATTATTATTATCTAATTTAAAAATATCATTCCATAATTCATCTTCGTATTGTGACAACTCTTGTCTATTAACAGGTGTAGCAGTGGTTCTAAAATCTGCTCGAGCTGTATAATAATTCTCCAATTTTCTATTTGATCCAATTGGAATATCCTCCATACCAACGATATTACTTGGCGACATATCATAGTTTATAAAATCCGGTCCACATTCATAACTATATACTAAGTTTCCTTCATGATATAATTCTATATCTCCTTTTCTTAAATTTTTCTTTATCGATATAATCTGTCCACCTACTTCTTTAGGAGCTAAAAATTCTATATCGAAAAACATTTTCTCTGGATCCATATTTCTAGGACCACCCAATCTAACGGCATCTACTCCCATAACAGGAGCTGTTAGCTTTTTAACTTGAGCTATCATACCATAATTCGGGTCTGACTTATTTTTTGGTTTATAAATTACTAAACTCCCTGATTTTATTAAACCCTTTGTATTTGTTGTATCAAATAAAAAATTACTAGACACTAAATCTTGATATACATCTCCTGTTTGTAGAGATTTAAATTTAAAACTTACACGATATAATAATTTTGATATTTCAGGTAATTGAGGAGGATTACTATCTCTATTTCCCCGTAATAACCCGCATTTTTCTTCAGGTTTAGGATATAATGTATTTAACGGTAATCTATTAGTTATTACTAGCATAGTTATAATTAATAGAGAAATTAAACCTTCATAATAAAATTATTTAAATTTCTTAATTGTTCTTTTCGCTGTCCCCTTCTTTTTGCTTTTTCTAATATAGCAGTTGCTTTAGAAAGTTCTTCATCCGTCACTTTATCATCATTATCTAAATCCAAAACTTCTTCAAAGTGTCTATATTTCATTGGTATTACACACATAGGACTTTCTTCATTAAATAAATGGTCTGTTAATACTGTAAATATAGCAGTTAATGCGAGTGCTATTAATATATCTCTACTTCCCATCCAAGATATAGCAAAAATTAACAATTGTCTACCCACACTATTTTTTAAATATGCTTCTTGTGATTTACTTAATTCTATTGTTACATATTTAGAACCTATATTTAACATTATCATTACTAATCCAGCAAAAAATTTGCTATTATTTAAATAACCTAAATAATTAAATACTTCACTTATCATCTATATATTGTAAAAAGATATTTTTCTTTTTTACCATATTAATATAATTGTTTTGTTTCCATATAACCACCATTTGTATGATTGTCTATTTGATTTGTTGCACGTAATGTATTTCTTTCACCTTTAAGCTTTAAATCTCGATCAATATCACTCACACACGCTTGTGTAAATTCTGTCGGAGACCAAACTTCTAATTTTGGACTAAATGCCTCTTTGTATTCATATCCATCTGTGTCCATTAACATTATTATTATTACTGAACCCAATATTCCACAAGATACCCCATAAGTCACCGTTAAATGAACGTTTAGGAGAATTAAACCAATTAATAATACTTTATTTTTAACAAAAGCCTTTAAACATTCTGGTTTTTTATAAACTAACATTACCACAATTGCTAATAATATATATTGTACAACTTCTTCCATATATAATAAATAAGTATATAATTTTTCAGTTATTAGTATAAAATTATAATCTTATTTTTTTATAAGTATAATGGCAAGTTCTTTATCATTTTCCACATTTGATACTAATCAGTCTAATAATCTTTCTGTATCGAAAATTCAATCTCAATCTAGAAGAAAAAATAAAACTATTAAAAAAAAACCGACAAAAAAGGTTGAAAATTTCCTAAACTCTATTAATGAAGGTTTTAATGATATGGAAGATAGCGATGAGTCTGGTTTAGCAAATTTTGAACCTATGGGTAATCCTATTATTACTAAAGCACCTGATGATAAAAAGGAAGAAAATATGCCTCCACAGGTTCAGAGCGACGACCCTGTATCGGTTGAACAATTTGAAACTATTAATCAACATGAATTATCTGAAAACAACTACAAAAATTATATGAATACTTATGTTCCATATTATACTAAAACTGCGAATCAGGCAAATTTACATGGATCAAAAGATCAACTTATGAAAAAACTTAATTATATGATCCATCTTTTAGAAAAACAAGAAGATGAAAAAACTTCTAATGTAACAGAAGAACTAGTTTTATATATGTTTTTAGGCGTTTTTACTATTTTTTGTGTTGACTCCTTCGCACGCGCTGGAAAATATACTCGTTAATATATTTTTAACTATATTAAGTAGTTAAATCTATTATATAATAAATGGTTAATTATTTTACCAATTATTATATAAATATTATTATTCTGTCTATGCTCATAATTACCTGTTTATGTTGTTGTTATTATAAGTATAAACCTTCAAATAATCCTAATAAAATTAAACATATTATACCAATAGTAAACGGTTATATTATTACAGATGAATCAATTTAACATAAACACCTTATCACTCATAAATGGTCTATAACCAAAATTATAAAAATAATAAGATGTTTGGATTTTTTCTTCTGGATTATACCTACCCAATATATTTTTCAATAATACTTTGTTATCTCCTATATTTTCTATAAATAATTTTTTTGTTTTTTCCAATTTACGTAGTTGTGATAAAGCACTCAAAAAACTTATAGTAAAAACACTATCGTGTGTCTCATTAAAACTACATATACATTCTATAGCATTGCTACCTTCATAACTAGTATAACTATTTCTAAAAAAAAACAAATCATATGGTTCTTTTTCAATCATCGTTACACTCACATATAATTGTCCGTCATATATGAGTTTCATTATATGATTTAAATTGGGCAATATCATACAATCAAAATTTTTACTCTTTACTAACCTATCCCAAACATCATGTAATAAATACTCAGTATTTTTTGTTATTAATATACTATTTAACATTTGTTCATCAAATAAAACCTTTTTATCCCAAAATGTTATATCAAACATATAATTATAGTATGTTGTTAAGGGAACTATCAATGTTCTCGCACCTTCTCGTTTAAATAAAAAAACTACACTTTTATGTTTATTACGATGATTTAAATAATGCGAGTAAATGACTTCCGGAGCTATACCTTTTTTTCTATGTTTGCTATCTACACATAAAAAATCTACATAATGTAAATCAATCTTTTTGTCTTTTATAAAACAATTTAATGGTCTTGTGCTCATACAACCTAATATTTTGTTATTTTCCATTTTTAAAGATATATAACTTTTATCGTTATGATTTTTGAAATAATTTAAAATACCTTTTTTAGGAGGATTATAACATTCATGTTTATGTGGCATATAATTCTTGCGTATAAAATAGACAAACTTCAATTTTTTTGAATAATCTAAACTAAAATAATCACTAAATTCTATCTTTTCATTGTAAAATTTATTCTTTTCCGGTTTATCGTGTTGAATAATTCCAGGTGGAAACATCCAATACTTCAAATTATGATAATGAAATACAGGTTGTTTAGACCAAAATGGATATTTTACTTTATAAATACCTATAATTATACAAATAATTGCTAATACAATTCCCAAATAATACATTATATATTTTTGGGAAAATATAATCAATATATATACGATGAAAACACGAAAACAACATGGAGGACACCATTTATATAAACGATTAGGTGTTAGTAAATACGCATCCCAAAAGCAAATTAGAAAAGCCTTTAAAGGTCTCAAAAAGAAAAGAAAGGTCAACAAAAAAGTCAATGAAGCTTACAAAATTCTTTCCAATAAAAAAAGTCGCAAACAATACAACAATAGATACAGAAAAGCAGTAAAAAGAGGAGGAAAACGAAAAACACGTAGAAGAAAAGGAGGAAATGAAAACTGCTATGGTTTTAAAGACCCAAAAGATTCAAAATTATGTAATGAAATCTCACGGGCAGAACAATATTATAATACAATTCATCCTGATAGATTAAGCAGAGGACAAAAAATAGCTCGTAAAATTAAAAACAGAATAACTAGAAGAAATAGACCTAAACCTGAAGACCAACAACAAGTAGCAGATCAAAAACAAGCAGCTTTTCTAAAGTTCAAAGATAAATTACATCCTGAATTGGAGAAACTTAAAGAAGCCGAAGATAAAATACGAAAAAAAATAAAAGATACGATATAAGGGCCTGATGATAATACTGGTAAAAAACAAAGAGATTTAGAAACAGAATATGATAAAATATTAAGAAATACAGATGAAAAATTAATGTTAATGAATATGGTAAATGAAAATTTAGATAGTGCTAATAAATCTAATCTTACATCGATAATACAAAAATCACGAGTAGATTATTCTAATCGTGGAAGAATTGAACTCGCACCTAGAAATGTTGCTTTTAATGTACCATATTAATAATTACAATTTGATTAAATAGTAATCATTAGAAACAAACCCATTTCATCTTATATTTTTCACATATATTACCTTCTATATCCTCATATATGTGAAGCACTTTCTTTTTGAAACAACCGGTTAGTCATTCGTAGCTATTTGGTAATGTAACAAATAATCTACGTGTTCTCTTCGACGCAAGTCGCTCTACATCACCAACGTGTGGTTGATACTGTGATGGAAATAAATCCAAAAAAGCCTGAATAAATAATTTTTCTTTGTATTCAGGAGTACATAACATAAATAACTCTTGTTGACCCGAAGCAAAAGTTTCTACTTTTTGAAAAAAATTACATTTTAATTGAGTTTGGAATTCTAATTTTTCTTTTGCCCATTTTTTACCATATGTTGCTTTTAAATCTGAAAAAGAAGGAATCATTTGTTCTCTGTAACTACTATCACCTTCCTGTGTTTTACTTAAAAGAGGAAAACTTGCCTCTGTTCGATAATCACCTTCTGCTAACGAAGTCATTTTATTTATTATTATAAGATAAAAATAAAATAATTACGAGATTATTCTGGTTTATACATTAAATATAAATATTGATATTCGTATTGTGTTGCTACCATATTTACTTTTCCTTTTAAGATAAAACCTGCTTGTTTTGCTAACGATATAATAGATTTTTGAGGACTCATATAAAGTTTATGAACATTCTGTCTTACATTTTTTGTTTTATCATCTATTAGGTCTTCTTTAAATTCTGCTAAATCATTTTCTTTATCTAATTTAAAATTTGCCTTGTATTGAAAGTCTTTAAATTTCACCAAAGAATTTGTTATACGTTTTTTAGCATACTTTTGCGCACTAACAATATGTAATGGGTCTGCTGTATATAAAATAGGATCAAATTTATCTCTATTGACTAAATGTAATAAAAAGTATCCACCAGGCATTAACCAGTCATAAACATTATTAATGAATTTTTTCTTATCCTCCATATAATAAATAGTAAAATAGAAACAAGTTACTGTCGAAAAACTATTTCTTGGATATAACATATTATTTAAAGCATCTCCTTCCTTAAATTTACAATCTTTATATTTCTTTTTTGCCTTTTTAACCATAGAAGGGGAAACATCAACACCTTCTGCGTGACATTTAAATTTCTTCATCATAGACACGTGATGTCCGCTTCCACTACCAATGTCTAATATTCTACTTCTTGTTGTTGGTTGAATTAATCGGTTTAATTCACCTATTTCAAAATCATTTTTCACTTCATCATATACTAAATCATCGTATATTTCACTATAAAAATCATCATAACAATTAATACCCTCTTTCATTACAAATTTTTTTTGCTGAACAAAACCTTCTTGGACTGGAATATGTAAATTCATTACTAAACATATTATCAAAATTACTGCTAAAAATAACACACCTTTAGCCCATTTATCTAATTTCATAATTGGTTTTACCATTTTTTTTAACGATTTCATCATTCTATATGTATTAATTAGTTATTTTTTTTATATAAAATATGTATTAATATGAATCAAAATGAAATTAGCGACAAAAGATTAATTAAAGCCTTCAAAGGAATTACATTTTCAAATTTTAAGAAATCAGATGCTAAAAAAGAATTACTAAATAATTTAAGTGCTGGAAAAATAGAACCATCATGTTATTGGGTTGGAGAATTTATATGTGCTGGTCACTTTTTAGATGTTTGGGATATTTTTCTTTTATTTATTGGTAAAAATATTCATATTGGAAATCCAAAATTACCCATTTATATCGATATGAGAATTAATGACTTTAAAAATATATTAAATAATGGATATACTGATAGTTTATTAAAAATGAGAAATAATAATAAAATTAGAAAATTATTTGCTGAAGTTATATGTGTTATTTGTCTTTCCAGAAAAAAACATTCTTTCGACAATATTAAAATAAATAAAGAGGATTTTAATGTTACAAAATTATCTCATAAATTAAAAGCAAAAGACATCTCATATGGAACCAAAATTTTCATGAAAGAAGACCCTAAAGAATTATTTATAGCAGTAAATGAATTTTATTGGAATTTACTTTCTTCTCAAAAAAATGGTACCGAAGCTTGTTATTGGTTAGAATGGATAACCGGATTTGAAGATGCTTGTAAAAAAGAGAAAAAAAAATTCTTTTGTGAAAGGAGAAATGTTCCTGTTGATTCTAAACTTCAAAAAGATATAATTTGGATTATTTGGGATTGTTTATTACTTGAATCGGTCAATAGAAGCAATGGACATCACAAACTAATTAAATCATTACTTAATCTATATTGTTTAAAATTTAAACCAGGTGTTAAAAAAAGGAGAAAATATCTTATTTATTTCGCTATCCATCTTTTAACAGAAACTTTAGATAATTCTATACCTATTATTTCAGATAAAAATATTATACAAAATGTTACTTCAAAAATAAATGTAATTTACAAGCAAATAAAAAAAAATGAGATAAAACCAGATACCGATTATTTATTTAATAATAGTTTTACAAACAATAATTTAGAAAAAACTATTGCTAAATTGGATAAAATGAATGCGTTATCTGGAATGGTTCCTAGAAATAATTAATTTTTTTTCTAACTATAATTATATAAGATGTCAAGTATTAGAAAAAGAAACGCTCTTCACGGATATGCTCCTTCTGCAGATGCAAATAAAACAACAACTTGTAAAATTAATGGCCGTTCATATACAGTATCTAATGGTTCTACTATGAACTTTGGTGGTAACATGAAATTTGGACTTTACCCAACAGTAGGTAAAAGTGTTGCGTTCCTCAACCTTTTAAGCAATTGTTGCCGCAACAAAAATGTTGTTTACAAAGGTGTCGTTATTGATACCAAATGTTAAATATATCAAAAACAATAATAATTATATATTTTTTTTTTCTTAATAAATTATATAATGGCTCGTAAAGCATCCCGTTCTCATAAACGTTCACACAAACGTCGTTCCCGCACGCACAAAAGAAAATCACGCACCCACAAGAGTAAAAGAGGTGGAAAACGCAGAAAGACTATGAAAAAACGTAGTTCTCGTCGCCGTCGCCGTCGTTAAATTTTTTTTGTAAATAATTTTTATAATGAATATTAAAAGTTATTTAATAATTTCTACTCTTGTTGTTGGAATTGACGCAATATTCCTGAACTTAATATCCAATACTTTTAAACATCAAATCAAATCAATACAAGGAACAGAACTTCGTTTAAATATCATATCCACTGTTCTTTGTTATTTAATTATGACTTTAGGCATTTATTATTTTATTGTGGAAAAAAAATTTTCCATAAAAGATATGGCTATTTTAGGAGTTTTTACGTATGGTATATACGAACTTACTAATAAAGCTTTATTTGATAAATGGTATTGGAAAACAGTTGTTCTAGACGGATTATGGGGTGGTATTTTATTCTCACTTATTCACTATTTCTATCATCAAATTGTTTGAAGTCGCTCTCTATTATATTTAATATTATGATCAATACCTATTAATTCTATTTCTTTTCCGTTTATTTTAAAGTTTCCATCTGTTACTTTAAAATTTACCAAATCCTTTAATTTTTTACTTTGTAAATCTTTTAACGTTTTATTTTCCTTCTTTACTTTCTTGCGTAATAATTTTAACATTAACCTACTTATTGTGTTATTTATTGTTTGAAATACTTTTATAATACCACCAGTTATACCTACTATTTCTATTACTGTAAAATGGTCAACTGTCTTATATAACCAATAATCACTTAGAGCCATAACCAATAATGTGTTCGTTATTATCAATACCCATTCCAATACAAGTTGAAAATGGTTTTTAATAGATATAGACACATCATAGTTTGGTAATTTTGACGAGTCTATAAACAAATCCTCATAGTATAAGGGCCTCGATGCTGTATAATATACTATTTTTGGAAAATTCCAAAATAAAATAAACGCCGATACTCCAACTACTAATGGAAAATAATAAAAATTAAATATCTCTGGATGAATTGCTGCTACTGGGGCAAATATTAAAGGTAAAAAATATCTTTTACATTTTATATCCTTACAACTTGATTTCTTACACTCCATATCTAAACACATTAAACACATTTTATAAATAATTATAAAGCATCATTTAAATACTTTATAATTATCTTGAACCTAAAAATTATTTTTTGAATTTTTTGCCCACATTTTTGGAACATCTTTCAAATTCCAAGATAAAGGTGCCTTTGGAGGAATACTTGTTACTATCCTTGTACCCCCTTCACCAAAATTTCCATAATAACATAATTCTCCACCATTAAACCCATCTTCTCTTTTCATATTCCACCAATCCAATATCATACAACAATATAAACTTAGTTTTTCAGGAATATCACGACCTACTTCTCTTAATAGTTTAACAGCAAAATCTGCCTTTATCCACAAATTTTCCTTCCTCATTTCCTTGAATATTTCTAAAACGATTTTTAAGTTATTTTTTTCAGTATGATACATAATCACTTGATAATAATGAGAACTCGTATCTATCGTATGTTCTTCCACATATTTTGATAACTGTCTTTGAAACTCTTGGCTATACCAAGGATATGGTGCTGACGCGATTCCTTTGTAACCACAACAACGAGAACATTTATCATCAAATGTAGGGTGGCTGAAGAATTTTCCACAATCTGGACAATCAGGTTTTTTTTCGGTATGTAGTAAAGAAGTCATTTTAATAAATAAATAATTTTAAATTAAATTAACTTTCAATTTTCTTATTAGCATTCTGAATAGCATCCTTCATTAATATTGTTTCTGCTATTTGACACTTTATTTTCTTATTTTCTCTTACTTTTTCCCTTGGGTCACTTTTTGTAGCAAGTTTTAGTGTATTCTTCTGATATTGTTCCATTACTTCTGGATCTTTTAAGTCTTCGGCAGTTATATTACCTATATCATATGTATTTAGTTTATTACCTACACTAGTTATAACGTGATCTACTGATTCACCATTATCCTTTTTCCATTCTCCCTTTGTTTTTATTAAGAACTTACCACGCTTTTTATCAGTAGAATGAATAGGACGTTGTGTGTCGTCTAAGTTTTCAAGTTGCTTGATTATTACATTAGCGACACCCTTTTGATATCCGTTTTCTAATGCGAAATTATAATCATTTTGATCTAATTTTAATTGCTTAACAAAATCTTCAATATTTAAAGCGTTATTCGCAAGTTTGGATAAAAATGTATTTTGGTCTATAATAATAATATTCTGCGTGACGTTGTTTTGGATATTGTTTGTTACGTGTTGCTGCATATTTTTTAAAT